CTAGTGCTTTGTCCTTCATACAATAAGCGATCATCAACCAGCTCATCTGCACGTCCTCCATCATTTCTTTGTATGCTGATTCAATCTTGTTCATAGTTCGTTCTGGTTGGTTGTCCACTTATCAATCGTTTTAAGAAATGCTTCGGCACGTTGGGCTGCGGTGGCGTAAACAGCAAACCTAGTGGGATAAATCGATTCATAGTCATCAATTCCAAGTGAATGCCTAACTATTCGTACGAGGGTTGAGCAGTATTCCTCAACTTTAGTTATATCCAACATCTTCTCCGCTTCGTGCATTGCGTTGAGGTCGTTGAGGTAGTCTGCAAGCAGAGCATATTGGTTGCCGTTTACTTCATGTAGAGTTCCTATTGTCGCCGCCCAGTTTTCGCTCTCATGGCAATCTTTCCACCCACAAGCCTCTGCAATCGCTATTCTTTGCTCTTCTTTATTCATCATTCTTTCGGTTAATCGTTTTCGTATTCCATCCCTTTGTCGATAAGCTCATCTAGTGCCTCTCGTATGAGTTTGGCGGCTTTATCGTTTGCGGTTTTTGCGTGTAAAATATCCCCTACATCAAGGGCAATTTTAGTTTGAAATACTAGATTTAATGCAGCGTCCAATTTGGACATCGCTCCGACTGGGTTATCAATTTCAATGCTCATTTTTTTAGTTTCGTTTTTGTTTTTAGATATAAATAAAGCAGCCCATCGGCGCACCGATTTGTAAGCTGTTGATCCAAGCTCTAAATCATCACCATTTTCTGCTTTTTCTTCTATTATTTCTGAGATATATTGCAGCGCCTCTTGTCTCTTATCAATCATAACAGACAAACGCATAATGTTATTGGCGTTAGTTTTAGATAAGCTTACAAGGTTAGCTTTTAGTTGTCGGTTTTCTTCTTGTAATTCTTTTACATCATTCCATTTTACCCAATCTCCTTGCGAATCTGGAAATATATCACCCGAATCATATAAATCGAGCGTCCCACCAATTCGCCATTTGTATCGAGTTGGAAAACAAGACACTGTTTTTAATATCTTTTGATTTTTTGAATCTGTATTCATAATTTATTCTATATTTGCTGCGATAAATGAAAATGCGGAAGAAAAAAATATAGTTAAAAACACATAAAATCCAACGTCATCTCCTCTATAATCAAAATTGTAACCACTGCACCATGCAATAAAAGCCGCAGAGCTACAAAAAAATATAAATATTATAATTGTAAATAGTATTTTAATCATTGTTTCCATAAATTTAAAGTTTTCAAAAACGCTTCGGCGCGTTGGGCGGCAGTGGCGGTAATGCACATATCAAAATCCATTTGAGCTTTCTTTACTCCAGCATCTCTGCAAATTGCCGCTTTGATTTGCTGAGTGTATTTTTTGGGGAACTTATCATTTGCATAAATGACAAGGGTTTCTGCTTCGTGAATCGCGTTAAGATCTTTGAGGTAGTCGGGAATTTCCCATATAGGAGGAGTGAGTGGCGAACCATCATACGCTTTAGCATTGAGCATTTGAGGGTGAATACCACATAAATAATCAATCACGCCAATTTCTGTCCATCCACAAGCTTCTGCGATAGCTATTCTTTGTTCTTCTGGTTTCATTTTTCGTTCGGGTTGGTTGTTTCCCAAGGCAGTAGCGTTTCGTCTGCTTCGTCTTGGCTGTCGCATGATAGGTTGCGGTATTTCTCAGCTAATCTACGGGCGGCGTTGAGTTCGCGTTCTAGTTGTCTCGCATGATCGACCATGTAAAAATACTGTGAAAGGTTTTCCCTGTCTTTTCTTAGTTCGTGAATAACATCCGTTCTCGGCGTTTCTGATTTACTCATGGTCTTTAGTGGTTAGGGATTGGAGGGCATCACGTAATGCCCATGCTTTGACGTTTGCATCACTATGTCTAGCTGCTCCAATAGGGCGCATATCGGGAACATATGGAAGGTATTGCTTGACTGCCTCCGCCAGCCTGTCCCGCTGCTCGGTGACTCTAGTCAGTTGATCGCTTGCGTAATCGATGCCCGATCGTAATCCGTCCCGCTGCTCGGTGACGGCGGTTAGCTCGCGTTCTAAGGTTCGGCAAGCAGTGAAAGCAAGCGCAACTTCTTCGTCGTGTTCCACATTATACGAAAGCTCTTGTATTGCATCAGTCCTCGGTGTCGGTGTCGTTGTGTTCATGGTTCTGTTGGTTGGTTGGTTGGTTGAAAAGTTGGATGGTTCATGGTTCAAGGTACAGGGTTCATGTGCAAGTCATAAAGTAAATTTGCAACGATAACCAATATGCCTGTAACAGGAAAGGTCAGCAAAGCAAATGCCATGATACTTAGTATTGAATCAAAAATTTTCATACTCATGGGGTCGAATAGTTTCATGGTTCAGTATTTAGGGGAATTTATATACGGCTTCAGCTTGCTTGAGTAATGACTCCGCCTCAGCGGCGACAGCCTCGACTGTCCACTGCTCGGCTGTGTCATACAGGTGGCAGGTATCAAAGCCGATGACCCAACGGTCATTCTCCATGTTGGCGTAGGTGAGTCCGCCGTGTACGTCTATGTCAGGCAGGTCGTCGTAGTCTTTACCACACCAAGGATGGTCTGAAGGTAGAGAGACGTAGCCGTTGTAGACTCCAGTGCTCCCGACGTATGAGGCGAGGAAGCCGTCTAGTTTAGAGCCGTTGATCTTCATCAGGGATGAGGAGGTGCGGCGTAGTATAATGTATGGTGGTGCTAGTTTCATATTTGTATTCAGGTTACAGGGTTCAGGTTACAGGGTTCATTTGTGGTGGTTTCCCATAGCTGGTCAAGTTCCATTTCATGGGGTTGTAGATTCCACCGTGCGGCATAGAGCTTTTCATTCAGCTTGCACACGATGATGTTGTTATGGGCGGAGGCATTAGGACTCTTGTCCAGTGCCTCACGGATATGTTGTGGGATTACTACTGAGGTGTTTGCTCTCATGGTGTTTCTCCTTTCGTTTCCTCTTCCATTACTTGGTCGAGATAGTAGTTGAGCACGTCCCAATTCAACCCAATGCTCGCGTCCTTTCGGTGCTCCATGCGGTGGAGAACTTCTTCCGCTTGGCTTCGGGTAATTGCTCCGTGATTATTGCTTGATCCCATCACATCGTCCACCATCCAAAGATCGTAGGCGATAATTTCGTTTGGATTGTAGTGCTCCAAGTGCTTTATCAGTTGTGCGATTGTCATATGTTTATTTGTTTATTTGTTTATTTGTTTTGTGTTGTTGTTCAATGAGAAGGTATGAATTAGAACTCATTTTGGTAGGCTCCGGTGTCATCCATGTGGGTGTGGCTACGCTCATCGGGAATCATGTAAATCCAAGCGGTGAGTGTCGATCCCTTGTCCATCTTGATGGTAAGGGCGGTGCGAACATACCAATCGGGATGTCCTTCCAGTATGTCAAGTTTACGTAGTTCCTCTGTCGTCACTCGATAGACTTCTACCTTGACATGATGCCCCTTGCCAGCACGATCAATCAGATACGGGATACCGGATACAACCATCGGATACTTCGTGAAGGTCTCGCCTGTTCCTAAGAACTTAGCTTTGTTCATCAGTCTGTCGTGGTTGCCATGCCCACTCTTGAGTGTGCCGTAGACAGCAACCACATGGCTGTCGCCTGTCGGTATCTCGTTGACATACTTCTCTTCCATTCCGGTGTAGTAGTCATCCCACTCCGATTCGTAGTTATGGTATATGTCGCTTCCGTCGAACAGGTCAGCGTTGCCGTTACCCCACGGATCATTCCATGATTCAGTCAACTCGTCTACGCTTGACCAGTCGTGCTTTGTAGGAGGCGAATAGCTACGCCAAGGTGCAACAGTTGTCGGCGTTGTCTTCGGGGTGTAAGGCGAGAACCCACGCACTACCTTAGATGGTTGGGGTATTGCATTACTCTTGCTGAAGTGCACGCCCTTGTGCTCCACCCAAAGGTCGCGATTTACCATGATGGCCTGACCACTCTTGCGATTGAGTAGTGCGAAGCGACATGAGTAGGTGCGGAGGATGGAGAGGATGCGTTCCTCATCTAGTCCTGACAGGATCTTGCATAGCTCCTGAGTATCTACCGACTTGGCGGAGACGAGGCGTTCGATCGTGCCGTTCATCATCAGCGAATAGGTTCCGTCAATGTGGAATGGATGGCACTGCTTCTTACCGATCTTGCCGCTAGTCGAGTAGCGGAAGTGGCACGTGTAGCCTCGGTCGATGTTGGTCATGATGTCCCATACCCGTTGCTCGGACATGGTGCGGACGATCTCTCCGGTGTCATGGTAGAAGATGCCGAAGCCGTCTTGGTTCTGTTGTAAGGCGTTGTCAATGATCTCGTCAGAGACTACGCGGCATAGTGGGTTGTGTATAATTAAGCACATAGTATTATTTATTTTGTATTGTTTTAGGTTAGACTATCGGGTGTATTCGGTGATGTCGGGATGAACTATTCCATCCAACATCCAGATGCGGAAGTGGCGGGCTAGTCGCAACGCCTTGGCGTAACGCTTGCGGTCGCCGTTGTATGCTTCCTTCAGTAGTATGCTGCGACTCTCGCGGACGAAGCGATTGAAAGTCCAGCACTCTTCCATAGCACGGCAGGTGACGGCAATCAGACTAGCACGGCGGAGTAGATGCTTAGCATTGAGGACACGGCTTGGCAAGCGTAGCTCAATACCGAAAGACTTACAACGGACAGGACTATACTTGATTCCCCTATCCTCAATCTTCTTGTCCTCACGGCAGTAGGTATTGTTGAGTCGCTTACGGAAGAGTGCATACCATAGCGGGGCATACACTCTGAAAGCGGCGAGTGTTTCGCGGGGTGTTTTTCCTTGCCAACTGATGTTGATGTGGCCACCACAAGAACTGTCGCAAGGCTCAGCAAGGACATCATTTGCACCACTCACGTGTCGCTTGAACATTGCCATGACGTTGGGGTCAAGCAAGTCGTAACAGTTTGTCACACCTTCGACTCCACACGAGCCGTCACGCTCCCATCCTGCGATGAGATCATACTCCCCGATTCCTGCACCTTCAGAGCAGTAACCGAAGATGGTGTTCTTCTCAATCTCGAACCCGATGAGGAACGGGGATTGTCCACGATACTTCACCTCGTCCGGTGAGCTATGATACCCACATATAACCCCTCTGCCTATCTCTGGAGGACTGCAATGTTCGCAGTCGCCTTCGTCCTCGTGCACCCATTGGTTAACCTCATCACAGTGGTGGCATTCATCGACAGGCCAGTATTCTCCATCATCTTCACAATACACATAGTCGTCATCGCCTTCGACAAAGGTTGTGCCGTGTCCGTCTGTGCGGAGCGACTCGTCCTCGTTATGGTAGTGACCCCAGCCATGCACGTAGACGGTGTCGCAAGCGAGATGGTATTCCTCGTCCTCGCAGTAAACACACACCGAGTCGTAGTAATATCCATCACTTGATTCTACCCAGTGGACATTGCCGTCCTCTTCTGCCATCTCCAACTGGTCGGGAGTGTAGTAATCACAAGTGTTGCGGTAGGCACTCGTTCCTACGCGAGTGCACTCTGCCCGCTCCGCTGTCGAGCCGTCCACCGTAGTGACGGGATCAACATAGGTTAGGGTCAGGCGTGGTTGACTCGCTTCCTCAAGGATGAGGGCGAACACATTGTCATCTGTATTTGTATTTGTATTTGTATTTGTATTTGTATCCATTTGTTTTAGTGCGGGTTATGAACCGCTTGCTACTCTTATTCAGCTAACCGAATAAGAGCAGACAGCGAATCACGATACAGGGTTCAGGGTTCACTTATTCTTGATGCAGTCTTGGACTTCTGCCCATGTGAGTCCGTAGTAGAACATGGCGTCGTCGTTGTCCTCATCAATGTCATCGTATTGACTGACGAGTAAGCCTTCGACCTCTTCCCCATCTTCCCATCGGATGTCGATCTCGATGAGAGGTAACAAGGGGCGGGCATTGATCTTTGGAAACTCTGAGCTTGATCCGAGGACGAGCCAGTTGACTGCGTCCTTTATCATCTCAATACCGAGAGTGGTGCATCCTTCCCACTCCTTGCGGTAGCACTTTCCTGCTCCGAGTTCTTCCCAGTCTTCTTCGGTCAGCACGATGGGTGCTGGTGTTGGTTGTGCCAAGCGGTCAAGCCTGTTCTGGTAGTATTCTGTGAAGATGTTTGCGGTATCTTCCAGATTGATGGTCGCCACTCCGCCATCTGGCAGGATAATGGTGACCTCGGTCGGTGTCATTTGTAATGTGAATTGAATCATGTTTTTGGTTTCTTTCTTATTGTTTGTTTAGTGCGGGTTATGAACCGCTTGCTGACCTTATTCGGTTGACCGAATAAGATCAGACAGCGAATCACTACTTGTCTTTGGTTGAGTTATTCCATGCCTCAATGACATAGATGATCGAGCTCATGGTTTCTCTACCTTTCTCCACATCACGATGTCCCGATACAAGACAGGCGTGGGGTTGGATAGTTTATGCAACGCCCCTTTCGAGGCGAGGTATGCAATGGCGGCGTCAACTGATGCCGTGCTGGCGGTTGCGTCAATGTTCATGGCAGCACCTCCATGCTGGCGTTGGCGAGGGCGACCGCAACGGATACGCCGAACGTATGGCGAGGCGAGCCCACCATCACTGTATCCTTCTGCTGGTTGACAGCAATCGCTTGCCAGCAACCATTGACGAAGCCCATATCCTTAATGCCTTTCGGCTTCGCGATTGGGCGGTGTGTGGATTCCTCCATGAGCCCAAAGAATCGGGCGTGCTCTTGTGTTCTTCTTGTTTTCATTTGTATTGATGCGGGTTATGAACCGCTTGCTACTCTTATTCGGTTAGCCGAATAAGAGCAGACAGCGAATCATCTTGTGAGGTTGTGCAGCAGCACAACAAAGAGGACTGCTAACAACCCGAAGAGGGCGGATAGGATGATGCCTAACCAAACGGGCGGTTCAGGTGGTAATGGAATGTTCATGATGTTTGTATGGTGATTCCTGTATCCTGTAAGGGTTGGACTTACAGGATACAGGATTCTTATTCGGTTGACGGAATAAGGATACAGGTTACAGGGCGGCAAGCATCTTCATGAAGCGTTTGCGTTCCTTGAGCGACATTGCTTTGACGACAGCGATTCCCGCTTCCGCTGTGCCTTTGGCAGGCTTAGTTGACTTGCGTCCACCACCTGTTGCTCTAGCACGGAAGCCAGCATCAACGCAAACTTCCATTGCCCAACGGCGATCGTATTTGTTCTTCACCGCAAACTCCACAAAGCCTTTGCGGAAGGCGAGGGGGTTGCTCTTATCTGTCTTCTCCCACAATGCGAGAAGAGCATCCATCAGTGTAACCTCCGCCTTATGCACCGCTTTCATCAGCGGGAGAAGAGAAGAGAAGTTGATGGATACGTTTTGTTTCTTATTCGTTTTGGTTTTCATATTCTGTTTTTACTTTCTGTTTTTGTTTTAAGAAGGGGAGGCTCTTATTCGGTTGACTGAATAAGAAGGATACCATCCCCTTACATAAGTATGGGAATAGACCCCTACAACATAGACCTACCTGCATCCTGTATCCTGTAGCCTACACACATACAATATACAGGTTTCAGGATACAGGCTACGGGTGGGGTGTGCGTTTTTTGTGCGGCACGGGTACCGATAGGTACACCCTTGAGAAAAAATAATTTTACTTGACAATGTAGGTAGTCAGCAGCACATTTTTGAACATGAGCGACAAGGAATCATACTACGCGAGGTTTGCGGATGAGCGGAAAGCATATCAAAAGGCATACTATGAGAAAAACAAAGAGGCCATTAAACGTAAAAAGGAACTTGACGCGACCCTGAAACCAGAAAAAGCAAGGAAAATGCAGGCATATCAGCATAATTACTACTTGACAAATCGTCAGAAGCTACTGGAACGCAAGAGGTTACGCTACTCAGAAGGAAAAAGTGCGTGACAGGCTACCTGAAACCGCAAAATGGTGCAGGATTTAAGGTAAAATTGCTTCATATGGCGTGGCGACAGAGAAACAAACGCAAGGATGGCGTAATCGGGAATGAATACCGACTAGGGTAACGCCCTCGGACAGTACCGAGGAGATGTGGGTTCAAATCCCACTCCTTGCAATCTTGAAGTCGCAAGTTGCGACCTCTGTGGCACGGATGGGACACACGGTCGTCGCCACTAAAATGTAAGTCAGAAATAATTTGAGGGTGTTTTTGGGTATAAAATTAACATTATTGATCTGGCTATAAGCTCAAAGAGTTTTATCAGACCCTATAATTCAATAAATTCAGTAATTCAATGGGTATATGAATTATTGAGATAATATGAATTACTAAAGAGAGAAAAGTTTATATAGTATGATATGCAATAATTCAATAGTGTTAATTTTTAGGAAATTATTTGACGAAGTTGGACGGAGGTGATATTGATGTCGCCGATGACCGACAACCGAGAGATGCCGCCGAACGCCGACACCGCGAAACCGCTGCGACGTGGCGATGTGCGCGAGGATGGTTTTGTGTTCGTCCGCTACCACCCGAACTATAAAAACGGCGAGTATTGGATTTCGCCTAACCGCTACGCCCAAGCCAAACCTGTATCCTCTACGCGGAACCGGAACAGGAATCAGGATACAAAAGCCATGAGCTTGACACACCTACCTCACTTCCGGATACGGACATACAAACCGAGGCACAATTCACGGAAACGAAAATTAACTCAGAAAGAATTTGACAACCTTCCATTCGGACCCAACACTACACCTGCTATGACCACTATCGAAAATACGACTACTATCGAAAACATGACCATCCTGCCCAACTACTCGAAGTATGGCATCACGCCTGACGGATTCGTCTACCGCGTGCTTCCTGCTAGCAGAGGCCGCACCGCCGGACAGCGCCACCGTGTGACACCTGTCATCCATCCGAGGGGGCATCAGTGGTGCGTGCAGATCACCAACGACGAAGGTGTTCGTAAGCGGGTGCCGATTAGTAAACTGATGCAAGAGGTGTATGGTAACTCTGAAACAATTTCTTGACTTGACGAATAAGCCCTTTACGATAACCACCTGTGACGCAAAATCCACCCACGATTCCCTCCGGCCTGAACGAGTTCGATTTACTCAATCTCGATCCTCAGACCCTTGCTCCGCCAGAATCTCGCCTCCGTGACGTTAATGCGGCACGATCAATTTATGACACTCTGCGTAAGGCTGACGAGAAATCGGCGAGCAACCGAGCACGCTTGGACGCAATGTTCGACGGAGCGTCTCCATACGATCAGAAGGTTTTGTTCTCCACCGGACAAGGCAACCGCACCAACTTGAACTTCGGTGAGGCGCAACGACTGCTTGACGTTTCGATGTCCGCCTACGTTGACCTCTACACTAGCTTGCAGAAGCTCGTGCGCGTATCCGTTACCGTAGGTGAGCCTGCGGAACGACAAGACGCGGAGGACATCATTGCCGAAGAGTTGACAGAGATGATGCGGGAGTGGCCCGAGTTTCATTCCAACTACCTGCGCCTCTGCACCGAGTTCACGAAGCACGGCGTTGGCGTATCCTACTTTGAAGACCCGCACAACTGGAAGTTTCGGGTCTGTGGTTTTGGGGACTTTCTTATTCCTCGTCAGACTCCGGCATCCGAAGAGTCTATCGAAGTAGGTTGTGCTCGCCGCCAATATCTTTTACACGAGCTCTACGGCTTCATCAAAAACGAAGAAGCCGCCGCGAAGATCGGCTGGGACGTCGATGAAGTGAAGCGCGTAATCTCGAAGAACGCACGCACTAGCGGTCGCAACGGTAGCAACACCTACGCTGACTGGGAAGTTACCCAGCGCGAGATGAAGAACAACGACCTCTATACCGGTCTTGAGAACACCACCGTGTCTGTTGTGCACATGTGGGTTCGTGAGTTTGACGGCAGCGTATCGTTGCTGATGTTCGCTGAGGAATCGCCGAAAGAGTTTCTGTTCCGTAAGAACTCGATGTTCAAGAAACCTGAACATGCCTACGTGATGTTCGCTTACGGTGTTGGAACCAACGGCACCTACCACTCGGTACGCGGACTCGGCAACAGAATATTCAACCACATCCAGACAAGCAACCGCATCCGCTGTCAGATGATTGACTCCGCGATGATGGGCGGTGCAGTGATGATCCAACCAGAGACGCAACGTGCACTCGAAGACCTGTCGTTTACGATGTATGGTCCCTACTCAATCCTGTCGCCCAACGTCAAGATCATTGAGAAAGCCGCACCGAATCTAACCAACACGATGCAGCCAGCTCTCACTGACTTGCAGAATCAGTTGGCTATGAACGTTGACCTTGTTTCGACATACGGCAATCAAAGTAGCCCCTATCGTAACAATCTACAAACCGAACACGACCTTGCTGTATCGAGCCGTCTTACTGGTTCGACCATTAACCTTTTCTATTCGAGCTGGTCACGCTTACTCCGCGAAATCGTTCGCCGTGCTACTACCAATTCTAAACGGGACGAATACGTTACGTCATTCTACAAACGTTGTGCTGAGCGTGGCGTTGATGCCAAAGTCATTGCTTCAATCAATCATGAGAAGACTGTCGCTGTCCGTGCAATCGGTGCTGGCTCTGCCGCTAACCGCTTACTCGCACTCCGTGAGCTCAACAGCATTGCTGGTAGCTACGATGAAGTAGGCCGTCGCAACCTAATCCGCGATATTACTTCGGAGCGAGTAGGTCGTGATCTAGTAGATCGCTACGCGCCAGCAAATCCAGAACCGCGTATGACTGTTGATGCGAAGATCGCTCTGTTAGAGAATCAGGCTATGCAGTCTGGTCTACCTGTTGCCGTCCTTGACAGCGAGCTACACGGCATGCACCTACGCATGCACGCCCCGCTCTTGCAACAGTTGGTCAGCGGCATCCAAACTGGTGAAATTGATCCAGTGCAGGCTCTGCCTATGGTGCAGACGATCTATCAACATTGCGCCGAACACACTAACTACCTTGCTGCCGACCCGTCCGCTAAAGCGGAGGTAGCGCAGATGAAACAGCTGCTACAGGTCGGCGAAGAAATCATCACCAACTTTACCCGTAAGATTCAGGCTGACCAACGCAAAGCGATGGAAGCTGGTCAAGTAGAAGGACAAGAAGGCCAACAAGCAGGTCCAACACCTACCGAACTGAAGATGCAGGAACATCAAATGAAGATGCAGATCGCACAGCAGAAGGCGCAGATCGAAATGCAGATCAAGCAAGCCAAAGCCGATCAAGACCTTGCGCTGAAAGATGCCGAACGCGCATTGAAACTTTCTGGTAACACAGCTCAATAAATAATTTGACAAATCACGAAGACCGTGGTTTTCTTCCGCATGCTTTCATCCAAACCGATTATTCCACAAACTATCGAACGATGGTTTAGTGAGCCGACTCAAGCATCCATACTACGGGAACTCCTAGAGAATCCCTTCTTTGAAGCAGCGGTAGCGACTCTATTATCCGCTGCACGGCCTACATTCTTGGCACTTACCGATACAGAACGTAACGCCCAGCGACAAGCATGGTTGGCCGGATATCACGACTTCGCAAACGATCTCCTGAAGTTGACTAAGGCCCCACTAACTAAGGGCAAGAATCTTGAAGAATGGAGTCACTACGATTAACATATGAGCACACCAGCACCAGAAACCGCAGTTGCGGAAACCAGTCCAGCCCCAGATAATGGCGGCTTCGTCGAGTCCCTTGATTCGTTTTTCGCGTCAATGGATAACCCAGTAGAACCCACACCGCAGCCTGCACAGGCATCGGTAGAGGATTCACCCCAAGAGCCGACGTCCGCGTCCTCCGAGTCTGACCCTCTCTCTGATCTTGACTCCATCGAGGAGCCCAAGAACTGGACACCAGAAGCTGCCAGACGTTTCAAGGAACTGAAGTCCGAGTTGAAAACCTACCGCAGTCGTGCGGAAGAACTGGAACAGACCGTTTCCCAAAAGGAGCACCGTTTGCAGGAACTTCAAGCCCTCGCCAACAATCCTGAGTATCAGCAGTTGCAGGAACGCATAGCTGATTACGAGAGCCAGATGCTTGTGAACAAGCTGGAGGACAGTCACGCTTACAAAACCCTCGTTGAGCAACCACTTTTAAATCTTGTGGAGGAGGCTGATAGCATCTCACAGAAGTATTCGTTGAACTCCGACGCGTTGATTGACGCCATCTCCGAGTCTGATGAAGCCGCACAAGAAGAGCTGCTAACCGAACTGCTTGCTAATGTCAGCGATCGTGACAAGTTCCGAGTCTACAAAATCATCGAAGAAGTCCATCCTCTTCTCGCGCAGCGTGACGTTCTCCGACAGAACGCTCAAGCAGCCCTGCGTGAAGCTGAGGAGCTCGACAACCAACGTCAGCAACAAAACCTTACCTATCGCGTACAACAGCGTCAGGAGGCGGCTAGTGTGGTTGCTGATAAGCTAAAGAGTAAACTTACCTTTCTCTCCAACGTAGACGGCGTGGATATGTCCGCTATTGCGAGAGAGGCAGCGGAACTCGAACCCTCTACCCTCGACCCTGTAACCGGAACATATCAAGCTATGGCTGCAAAGCTACTGCCGAAGATGGCTGTTCAATACATGAGTTTACAGAAAGAGATTGATACGCTGACTGAACGGCTTGCTGAATATGACCGCGCTGCCCCAAAAGCAGGAGGCGGTTCCCTCAATACTTCAGGCACGCCAACAACGGCTGACGGCAAGTCCTTCCTTGATGCGGTCACTGCTGCATTTGGCAGGTAATTAAAAATTACAGCTTCGTGCAAATTTGTATTGACGACTAATGCAAATTGTACGAAGCTCTCCGCATCCCAAAAAGTTGCGACATCGAAGGTCCGCTCCGTACCAGCCAAAAGCAAACACGGTTCTAGTAGGTGAGACGGCTCGAAAGGTAACTCGAAGCTAAGGCCCATGCGCCCGTCGTTCGCTTCAACGACAACTGTGTATTCTTTTTTTTAACAACTTTTTAACTTCTAACTACCTACTACTATGGCTGTAAATGCTGGACAAACCTTCTCGAATCCTACCGATTCGAACACCGCAATCGACACGATCCTCACTCAAGAGGCTAATCGTATCGGTCAGGACATTCATCGTCGCACGCTTCACGTGTCGCCTTGGATGGACCTCATCAAACAAACTTCCTTTCCTGACGGAATGGGGTATACCCTCGGAACTCTGATCTACGATCGTGCCCTCCCGACCACCACCGCTAACGGTTCGACTCTCGGCAATAGCTGGATCGACGTCGGCGGGTCTGAGGCCGCATCACTTGCAACCGCAAGCACGCTCGATCAGATTCTTATCGGCGCTAAAGACACCAACATCGGTGCCGGTAGCAACAATGCAAACGGCAAATCGTTCATCTCGTTCGGTCGCCAGCTCAAACAGTACTCGCTGAAGCGTGCCACCGTTGAGTCGCCTAAGATCAACGTCGAAGACCTTCGCTTCGCTGCTTACCGCACCGAGCAACTTCGCGCTGTCATGGACGCTCTCACCGATGCTACCCGCTACTCGTGGGAAGAGCGTTATCGTGACGAGTATGACCGTATCTGCGGTAACTACGTTATCTGCGAAGCTAGCGGAACGACCATCGTTTCGACTGGCAAAGAAGGCAACCAATCCGCTGACATCGACTTCGGTGCTGCGGCTGCTACCCCTTCCGCCAACGTCTCGAACAAGATCCTCGACTCGATCTACTTCCGCTTGGTACGTGCCGGAGCTGGTACGAACGCCTACGGTCGTGAGAACGCTCGTCCGGTCTTCGCACTCGTTTGCTCGTCCGAAGCGTCCTACGCACTTCAAACCGAAGCTGGTTTCCGCGACGACGTTCGCTACAACAACGCTAAGGTTTCCGAACTCATCGCGCCGCTCGGTGTTGAGAAGTCCTTCCGTGGTTTCTACCACTTGATCGACGACCTCGCCCCTCGCTTCACCGATGACGGAGATGGTAACCTCACCCGCGTTCAGCCGTATTCCGCATCCAGCGGTATCATCACCCCGAACGCGTCCTACGAAACCGCTCCGATCGAGGCTGCTTACATCCTTCACCAAGACGTGATGGAGTCGCAGATCCCTGAGCCAATCTCTGGCGCGAGCGGTCTTACCTTCGATCCCGTTAACTATCGTGGTAAGTTCAACTGGAAGAACATTCCTTCCGTTGACCTCAACCCTGATGGCACTATCGGTTTCTTCCGTGGTGTTCTCGCTAGTGCAACGAAGCCCATCAAAACCGAGTTTGGTTTTGTGGTTCTCTTCCAACGCACCAGCACCACCCCTGCTGCCTAAACTAACCTGCTAAGGGGTTCCTATAACGGGAGCCCCTTAGCACTTCCCTTTAATACTATGCCTACTCTTGACGATCTCCCAACTCTTGCTAACGCTACACCTACTGGTGATGACTTGATCCCACTCTACGATCTTACGGCCGACGGCTCGTCAAAGGTTCGTAAGGTTTCGCTGAACCAGATCAATGGTCTTAGTTCATCTGATGTTGCTACCTCTGTTGCTGGAACGATCACAGTGTCCTCACGGCTCACTTTGATTACTTCCGGTACCACCAGCACCGTTAACCTCCCGCTCCCTTCGGGCGCACTTCGTGATATCATTATCATGAACGGTGGTTCCGGTTCGGCTACCGCTACATCTGCTACAGCTAATATCAAAACATCTGCTGCGACGACCGCTGCGACTACTGCGGCGATCTTGACCGCAACTACCGCTCGTCTCTTGAGCGATGGTACGTTCTGGTACCGCACCCACTAAACCCAACCTGCACCCTGTAGCCTAAAAAACTATAGGGTGCTACCCTTTCCTTTAGATATAGTAATTCGAAAACAACGCTATGCCCGCATACATCCCAATCCCCAAAGGTCTTCAGGTTCCTGACCAACCTGAGTTTGAAATGCCTGTAACCTTCGAGGTTCGAGACAATATGCTCTACGCCCTTACCGTTGGCGGCATGCCCATCCCTGAAGAAGGCGAAGAGCCCGAAGAGGAAATGGAGATGGAGATGGAACAAGAAGGCGGTGAAAATACAGACATGGATTTTATGTCCGCTGTCGAATCGGCTATGAAGAAACCTCAACCTAAATAACACTATGAAAACTACCCTACTCGGTGTCCTGACTATTGTCGCCACCCTCGCTAACGTCGGTATGCAAATCCTTCAAGGACAGTCTCCAGACCTAATGGCTGCATTTGCGGCAGTAACGGCTGGTGTTGGCCTCATCAAAGCTCACGACAGCAAATAATGAACATATTCGGTAGGCTACTGGACAGCCCTATGTGCTCAATCGCTCCGTGGCTTGGTGTCATCACCAGTCTACAGGAGCAAATTGAGTATAGCATTAGGGTTAGTTCCATCACTGTCGGACTAATTATTGGTCTTACCCACCTCTGGCGATTACTTTATAAAGAGTAGGTCAACTACAGCTTGACCTACAGCACGTAACCTAAACATATGAGTGTCATCGGAATCTGTATCGGTCATAGCAGAAGCGGCGATAAGGGCGCTGTTAACACAGACGGTGTCAGCGAACACACTTTTAACCGTGAGGTTGGTTACCTTACCGCCGAGCTCTTGAGAGAGAAAGGGCACACAGTACACGTTATCGACGAGTATGACGGCAGCTCCTACTCCGGTGCTGTCCATTGGGTGTCCGACCACTTGACAAAACTTGGCGCTACCGTAGCCGTGGAGTTACATTTCAACTCTGCTGGTCCGCATGCGGAAGGTCACGAGTGGATACATTGGCATCGAAGTGATAAGGGGCAGATGCTGGCGAGTTGCTTTAATCAGATATTTAAAGAGGCCTTTCCTGAAGCTAAAATACGCGGCATAAAGCCCGCTTACAAGAACGATCGCGGCAGTTTGTTTCTCCGTGTCACACGCTGTCCGGCTATAATCCTCGAACCCTTCTTTGGTTCTAGCGAAAAAGAGACTAAGCTATATACTCAAAACAAACCCGCCCTCGCGTCAGCTTACGCTAGGGCCTTAACTAATTACTTGACATGAAATCAATGATACCTATACCAACTGGACTTTCACTACCGAGCGACGCCGAAACTAAACCCTTTAACCTTACCGGACTTTTTATCCAGCACGGTGATAAACTCATGGCATTGGAGCTAGGTAACAAGACCATATCCTACGAGGGCGGAGAAGAAAAAGAGGAAGAAGAGGATGATGACTACGACGAAAAACCCTGTGGTTGCCCGAAACGAGACGGTGGCGGTGGCGGCTTCCTTGTCGCTATTGAGAGGGCTATGAAAGCCCCAAAACGTAGTTGACCCTGAGCCATTAACCATGTAACCTGCGCACATGAAAAACGATACCGACAAACAATCCTTCGGCGAAGCTGGAGCCCAATTAGTAGCAGCCAATACCGCGATTCCCGCTGGTCAATATTGCGCCCTCGGCTTTATAGGAGGCGGCGGAGCTATTACTACGTCTTTCTCTTCAATCGAAGCGCCACTACTCAGCGGAACCCAGACAAGCATCACCTTCCCTGACGGCTACACGTTATACACTCCCCTTGTTATTGAAAGCGGTTCCTCAGCCCGTATCGCCTGCCCAATCATTCTCTACAAAGCAATCTAATGCGTTTAGGTTTAGGAAATATGCTCAGTAAAGTAGGTGCTCTGCTTCCTGCTGGAGTTTCGGGTTTATTCACCTACTTTCAACCTGATGGTGTAAGTGCTTATAAACGCCCAGACGGAACCTCAATCTACAAACGACCATAAAATTATGCCAGACTTAACATTATCAGCTAACATTGACGGATTCCTTGCGGAGACAAGTGCTTTACATATTGCCAACGGGATTGTTGATGGATCAGCAATTTCATCCGTCGATACTAACACCAGAAATCTCGCAGATTCAGTCGGCGTTACAACTTTGGATTGGGATAATCGCATACTCAACGATGCCTCTGGGAATCCAATCGCAAAATGGGGCGAGGATAATTTTACTGGCGTTTTTGGTATTGCTTTTGCTCCAGATGGTATGGGTAATTTTTACCACTTACTTAATGCTGATGGCTTAAAGTTTTTTGGAGCTGCCCGTTATGGACAAGCAACCATTGATTACAATGGGACAACTGTTATTGATATAGTGAATAGCAACCTTATCAGTTCTGCTGGAAATATCGATTGGTATAATGGTTACCTTTACAACGGTGGTAATATTACTGTTGATTGGGTTTATGGGTCTTTAGCAGATGCTAACGGAACTACTGTAAATTGGGGAACTCACGAACTCATGGATACTGCGGTTGTGGCGATGGATTGGTCAGGTGGATCAGCTACCTTCCCCAGAGGTGCAACATTAACGCCAACAGCAGTCGCATCGCTTGTCGGTAATGAAGGCACAATCGCCTACGTTAATGACGCTACTACACCAGTCATTGGAGTAGCAGTTACAGGTGGTGGTGCAGCAAAATGCTTGGTCTGCTACAACGGAACTTCTTGGATCGTAACTGCTCTTCTATAAAATTCTAAACTAATTAAATATATGCTAACGGAAATTACACCCACCGAGTCAGTAATGGCTAACCAAGTCGCACAACGTATTGTTACTGAGATCGTCAATCTTTCCAAACGGATCGTTGTCATTCGCACCGAAGGTATCCCTGCCATTGCTGCTTCCGCACGTCCAGCACGTCCTGCGATGGCTGCCATCAGTGCAGATGCAATCAATGCTGCTCTCGGCAAGGATAACTGCGATCTACTCGACTCGATCAAAGCCTCGATCTTGTAAAAATTATTTTCATCCTAACCGACTAAAGCTAATCTAATGCTCGCTGCCAATTACGACATCACTCTTGATCGTGCAGCCGAATATACATTCGTGCTTACGGTTCGGAATCAGGCAGGAACTGCTGTGGACATCGGTAGTGCCGCGTTCTACGCTGACATTCGCGACGTAACTTCTCGTAGAAAAGCTGTGTCGTTCACCCCGACGATCTTGGATAGCGGAGTAAATGGTCAGGTATCATTTAACCTTACGGAAGCGAATACACTAACGCTCCAACCTTTTAGCAAATACGTTTACGACATCTTTATGCGTCGCAGCGGTGTGACGGATCGACTCATCGAAGGCTCCGTGACTGTGCGTGACAACACAACCAAGGGATCTCCCATAGAACCAACTGCCTAAAACAATGCCATCAGACACATATACCTTAACCATCTCCGACTCTGGGACTAGCACGCCTTCTACGGGTTCTGTTACAAACACCTCCCTCGCAGCTAACGCGGCAATCGCGTTTAGTAAGCTGGCAACCTTGACCAGCGGAAATGTTCTTGTAGGCAATAGCTCGAACGTCGCTACGTCAGTTGCCGTTACTGGGGACGTCACGGTATCAAATACGGGCGTAACGACTATCGCCAACAACGCTATCACTAGCGCCAAGATCGCCAATGGTGCGGTGGGTAGTTCCCAGCTCGCCTCGGGATTAACGCTCGGCGGGACGACAAGCGGCACGTTCAGTGGTAACGTGACTGGTAACGTGACTGGTAACGTGACTGGTAACGTGACTGGTAACGTGACTGGTAATACATCGGGAAGTGCTGCCAGTTTTACTGGAGTACTCGCGGGCAACGTAACTGGCACTCAGGGAGCTACTACCATTGCGAACGACGCCGTTACGTTTGCGAAGATGCAAAACGTATCCGAATACACGGTTCTTGGGAAACCTTCCGCGGGTTCTGGTGACGTCACAGAGATCGGTTCATCTTCCTTCATGTTGCAGTCAGGAACGGGATTTCTGAGACAGGCGGACGCCTCTACTGCTAGATCGACTTTGGGTTTAGGCACTCTCGCTACCCAAAACTCCGTAACGGCCACTTCCGGAGGTACCGGACAGACGTCATACGCCGTCGGGGATATTCTGTATGCGAGCACCACTACAGCTTTGTCAAAACTTTCCAGTGGGGCGGCTAATACTGTGCTCCGTTCAAACGGAACTACTCCTTCGTATGGACAGGTTGTCCTCACGACGGATGTGTCTGGCATTCTGCCAGTAGCTAACGGTGGTACAGGAGTTACTACCGGATCTGCGTTAGCGACTTTCCTCACGACCCCGTCGAGTGCGAACCTCAAAACTGCTGTGACGGATGAGACAGGATCAGGTGCGCTTGTATTCGCTACTTCTCCGACTTTAGTCACACCTATCTTGGGCATACCTACTTCTGGCACGCTCGCAAATTGCACTGGTCTGCCTTTAACCACTGGCGTAACTGGAACTCTACCTGTAGCTAATGGCGGTACAGGAGTCACCCAATCTGCATACGGTGGGTATTATATTTCGACCTCTGCTGCAACAACAATAGTCACGGCTGGAGATTATGTAAAAGTTGCTGGAACGACAACGGCTGATACTGTATCTAACTTCACACACTCCGCTAGTAACAGATTGATATATACAGGAACTGCGACACGTAAGTTTGTGCTAACTGCCGCGCTAAGTTTTCATGGAACTAACTCGAATGATTATAAGTTTGCCTTTTACAAGAATACAACCACAATATTAGTTCCGTCAGTTATCTCAGGAACAGGCACAGGTTCTGGTAATTTGGTTCATATATCGTGCCAATGTATTGTTGAGCTAGCTACTAATGATTTTATTGAAGTATTTGTTACGAATGTCGATGGCACGGGTAGTCCAACCATAGACTTAATGAACGTGACGGCGATACCGCTCATCTAAAAATTATGCCTGTATCACAACTACCACAAGCACCATTTAGACAGGATCGGAGAGTATTCCCGACTCCTCTGATTGGTGATGTTCTATTCAGCGAAGTCCGTGACTGCAACCGCATCCTGATTCCTGAATACGGAACCTCGCACCCTGACGCAGCCAAGTGGCCGGATCACAAGCTCGTCTACGTTAAGCCAGTAGACATCGAGCGCGACGGGATCTTTGAGTTCTTCTACGCGGCAGATCGCGAGAACCAAGACCTCTACAACTTTTCTTCAGGATACAGGAACATCGTTGGGAATGTAGGTGGGCGGGAGTTTCGGGTCGTTCAACGTACGTATGTTACGTTGCGCGAACATTTCCAGCCTCTGGATATCTCGTTCGGGACGCCGATGCCTAACATACCGGAAGGTAAGTTCGACGGGGTTGAATATGTATTCTTCGACAGGCAGCAGCAAGCGATACAGGAAGAAACTCTCAATTCCCTCTACGTCGCAGAGGTCCACACCTACATCGAGACGGCTTTTCTGGAACTCAAGATCTCTTTCTCGACCACAAAAAGCGATGTAATACCAGAAAAATTTCAAGTTTTAATTCCTCAAACAACTACCGAGCAGATCGTTGAAGGCCTCGCCGAGCAGCCAGTTCTAACCGACACACAGCTGTCTGTCAAAGAGACACAGATCAATCCAGATATCAAGGTCGTAGATATCGTATCGAGAGAAAAGCCGGAAGACGATATCTCTCTAATCGGAAAACGTGCGTATGTAGAAGGCGGACCCCCAGCAAATGTAATTGAAACGTACTCTAAAGATGAAATTGATGTTGATACTAGCGTCTTTGTAGTTCAGTCTACCGTCACTCCATTAGGCGACGGCGGTTTTATAAAAGAGACAGTCGAGGTCGAATCGTGGCCCGTACTTACGGGTTCTGAATTCGACCCCGTGTTGAATACACAGGTGGTAAACACGCAGCAGATGGTCGAACCGCCGACAGATTTCACCGAGCCCAACACCTCGTTCAGACCGATAAATGAGGACCGAACGTTAAAGATTGTTGAGGAGGTTCCAGTAGATGCTCTTGAAGAATATCACATTTCAGTTCCAACAAGAATTGACCTACGGATGCCAGCAGTCCTTAAATCTATTAGCGTGTTGTGGATTGTTGATGAAAGCGGATCTGACGGAGAGTCAGTCGGTTCTGCAACGGAGCCTGATAAAGTGGACGAGTATTCAGCGAAAGGCTATTCAATAACTGCCAGCGCTGGAATGGAAGGGAGAGCAGAGTACTCAGCCCAACCCACAGTGAGTATTGATACCGAGGCCGTTTTTGGGAGTGATATTTCAGCCACAGTGCATTTTTTCTATTTAGATTCAAGGGGACTACCGGTAAGTGAAGGCTCCCTGCTATCAAGAATAAACGCTCTGACTGGAGACCAAATTAGTAGCTGGCCTCGATTCAAACCAAAGTCCCACACTATTGTTGCGAACGGTGCGACGGTAACGAGTAGTTCGACAGCGAAACTATCTTCAACGATATTAAGAACTTTCGAGGACGATGAAATCTCCTCTGAATCTTCATCCGAAGGAGGATCATTTGCGATTGACCGTTCTGTTGACGTAATCAACGTGGCTCCAACGATACATGGGACCATTACAGTAATTAACGCCGATCAAATTACATCCATATTCACAGCATCGCAAGCTAGGGCACGACTCGAAGGCGACGCGTTTGAAGAAATCGATCCCGTCATCATAACTAAAGGCGCTTCCGCACCTGTCGGTGTGACACCACTATCTTTCCCTGCGACGAACCCCCCAGACATACCCAGATCAGGGTTCTACTTAGTGGGGTCATCTGCTGAACCATTTAAGTGGGGCTGGCTAAAATGCTCCGCGACAATTATTGACGCAAGTCAATTTGCCTCTTAATATTTACTATGGCTGAAAATGTAAACATGGATTCCTTTATACGGGATACTCTTAGCTCGTTACGAAGACCCCGAGACGTAGACTTCTACGCGGATCAGCCGTCACTTATCTCGACGTCCACAAAGAAATTTACCACAACTAGCATTGTTGGTACACCTCTTGATGTAGGCACCCAAGGTTATGTGTTGCCTCCACCAGCACAGGAGCATCAGTGGCAAGCCACAACTGCGACAGCTACGACGTTGAACGTGATAGGTGGTGTTTTCCGTAGTCAAGGAGATTTCAATCAAACGGATGTGCTTGGTGTTGTGTTGGTAGTGGGGGCTAGTGGGTATGTAATCCTTACCGTTATTCGCGATGAAGGTTCCCGCGAAGTAGTTGGTGTGCCCGTCATCTCCTATGTTGAAGGAGACCCGCCCGCATCAGATTACTACAATCAAATTATCCCGCTTGCCAAGGTCACTTTTGAAGAGGGAGCAATAACCAATATACTTCAATTAAAATTTGAAGAGTTGCACGTATTCGAGGATCTGGCAGTGGTCAACGGGGAGTTCAGGCTTGTCGATTTGCTAATGGCTGGACGCAACATTTACGAGCTACCACCATGAGTAACGGGGTTTTCACACGGATGAAGAGATTCACTTTCGTTGAGAAGACCTTGGCGGAAGTAGGCGATGGCACAGCTTATCCATTGAAGGCTACTGCGGATCAAGTTGCTGAAGTTTTTTATAGGGTTAAAGATGCTTGGTTTACTTCTGGAGAAGTTGACCTTGGAACCACAGGTAAAATTTCAGTATACGGGACACTAGCAGTTGGTGACCCCTTTGTTTTTGGGGGCGGAGGTGACTATCGAGAAAGAGCTTATGGTGTTCAAAAAGACTTTGATTGGGCAAACGAAGATTATTATTTCCAAGATGCCTATACTTCAGGAATCCCAGACTTTGCTTACGCTTACGATATAGATACGAAGGAAAGAGCATTGTTTCAACCGGATGACGGAGATGTCAGCATTAACTATGCACAAGCTCCAACCTCTTTATTCATCCAGCCAGATGTCGAGTTTGATGCAAATGTAACTAACTATCCAGAAATTACATTTCGATGTGGATTCAGTCATCTCCATAACTGTGATTCTCTGCCGACCGCATCTTATGGTATTTACGCATATCCAGAGGGATCAAGTCCTACCGATGCGACAGAAACAAAATCATCAGTTGTTTTCTCTGGTCAAGTTGCATGGGTTGATGTTAATGGTTCTGGAAATCCTATTGACCCCCTTAACGAGCTTTATATAGGCGTTAGGTTCTCAGCATTGACTTTCTATGGATCATCCGCACCCCCGCTATGGATTGGAACAGATGACGACTATTATACAGACCCTTTGTATTGCGATTTCGTAATCGAGTTAGCCAGTTCAACATTGCGATGTCCGATGTATTGTGATATTATTGGGGGGTTCACTAGCTCGTCAGATTTTGTAATGACTGCCAAAGAGTGGTGGCCATACGCTAAAGACTCCCCCGCCGTCCCTGTCTGGGACACGGATACGGGGTTAAAGCTCTAGCCCAACCCTAAACCTTTACTCTTGACCCTTAGTTTCTTTGCATATACATTTTGACTTGTAAAATCCTAAAGAAGTAATGCCAGCCATCACCGTCAATCAGCTTGTTCCCCTGCTCGGTAGTTACATCGAGCCGAGTGGTAACTTCAAATCGAGCCTGAGTCAGGTATTGTCTCGTATTTACAATATGGGTACGTATCGTGACTTGACCATCCAGTATAGTTTACCAGTAGTTGACAACTGCATTACCCTGCCGGACGAAGCTGACGCCGTCCTGCATACGATCGTTGATAACCAACCAGTTCCCGTTCGGTCTTTATGGCACGACTTTAAGTCCGTCGGCATGAACACTGGTACGACTGACTTGTCGTTTGGTCTGATTGATGCGGGGTATCACCCCATCAAGCGGCTTATCGAAACTGCAACAAACACTTTACATATCGTGCCGTCTGACCACTCACCGACACGCAGCAATTTTAGTACAACCGACGGCGGATCTATCTCCATTACAGCGACTGACGGAGATAAAATCTACACGTCCACAACCGACTCTGTCTCAGACAGTGACGTCCCCCTTACGTTCTCACAGCCGATTAGTTCAGTAATAAGTATTCAGTTTGATCTTCTAGCTGACTTATACGACATTCGGATAACTGCTGCTGATGCGGATACCACCATCGCCACAGTCGGACCAAACTCTGGCGTTACTCGCTATCGAAGATTCCGCCTTAATAACGCTACTGACGGACAGACCGTCGTGCATGTTCTTTGCAAACGCGCCTTCCAACCCCTCCGCACTGACAACGACATCGTGTATGTAAGCAACGTTGGGGCTTTGAAACAGGGGTTACTAGGTCGCCTAATGGAAGACAACGCTGACATCGAGCGTGCTGAATATCACTGGAACAAGTGCATGCAACTCATGGAAGAGGAAGCTGCTTCAGCGCGTGGTGCTGCTGTTCCGAGATTGAACGTCGATCCTTACGGGACAGGCAACCTTAACCGAATCATACAACTGTACTAATGCTAGTTACTAAACCATCCGGCGAAGACCGGAAACAGGCACGTGCCGAGGCGAAAGCAATGGGCGTGCTAAGAGGGTCTATCTCACGCGGACGCGGTAACGAGATTGGAATGATGGGTGAGATACTTACCCACCGTGAGATCGGAGGTGCTCGTGTCGGCGACGTCAATTTTGCCTACGACATTGTCTTAGAAAACGGTATCACGGTTGATGTGAAGACCACAAAGGCGTCGAGTGTGCCAGAACCCCATTATGTCGCTCGCGTGTATGGTAGCGAGGCCAGTAAGGAAAAGCTCAGTAGCAAATGTAATGTCTACTATTTCGTTAGGTGTAACCAGCAGATGACTCTAGCCACACTTGTGGGTTGGTTGCCAGCAGAACAGTTTATAGAGAAAGCCTTGTTCCTTCCAAAAGGGAACGTGGACCCTAACGACGGTAAGCTGTCGTTCTCTGACGAGTTTGTCTTACCTATATCAGAGCTTAACCCGCCCTCCGTGAAGATCACAAAAGGGCGGGTCCGATAGTCTGATTTAGAAATCGCCGCCTTGGTCGATGTCGAAAGCCTCTGAGAGGTCGATCTCCCAGATCTTACCGCCACCTTGACCCTTGCTGCGAACGGGTCTAATGCCTTTGTTGTGTTGGCTAACTTCTTCGAGTACTGTCATGCCTCGACGCACGAACTCAAGGTTGCCGCTATTGCCTACGGATCTACCACCGTTACATTCGTGCAGCACGACGGTGAACTCAGTAAGAGTGCCACGCCACTTGGTCAGGGCTACTGTTTCGCGAACCTTCTTAGCGAAGAACTCAACCATTTCAGCGATTGCTGAACGTGAACTATTATCGTAGGCCGCCGCTTCGATGAACGAGTCGATGTAGGTTTTGACACCGAAACGGCTGGAGTCTTTGACTTCGATCGGTGGTTGCCAGTCGTAGAGCCATCTAAGGAAGAACGGTAGCTCCGCGTTAATGGTGCTCTCGACAAACTCATTCGAGCCGAACTTAACCTTGTGCCCGCTATTGATTCGGAGCGCAATGATCTTGTCTCGGTTGCTACTGTCCAAAGATGGCAACGCTGCGAGTGAGTTGGCGTCGAGGTTAAGCGACATCATAACTCGACCCGACCACGGAAGTGGGATGGCGTCGGCGTACTTAGCATGATACTCCAACCTTGGGTTTGCTACACAACGTTTGGTGAGCTCAACGAATTTACGCTGGTCTGCATAGGTAGCTGCCGCCGTCTGGTCGTCCACAACCCACGCCGCCGACCCGCAGAGATCGCGGTTGAAGCTAGTCTTGCCGGACAGATAATCCGAAGCGTCACTAAACCCACCGACTGCTGTGCCTATGATCTTGTTCGTAAGTAGCGTCTTTCCGTGTCCGGCTGGCCCTAGTAAGATCATCAGTTGCCCTTGATCCAACCGATATTCCAGTACGGCTTTATACAGGCGCTGAAACCAAGCGAGGAAGTAGGGTAGTGTCTCATGTCCCTCAGCACTCTTCGCGAAGAAGGGAGTAATGAACGCCTCAATCCACGGCCAATTAGCTGGGTCACCATTATCAGCAAAGGGTACGGCGGTAGTGCGGCAGTTGTTCAGTATCTTCCTACCGTAATAGCCTACTACACGTTCTTTCGAGAAGACGACCGGAGCAACTTCTTCGACTCGACAATCATTGGAGATCGTGAGCACTGCCTGCTCCACTTCGGAGATGGTCTGATTCTTCTTTAGCTTAGGGCAAAAACCAGCCTTGCGTAACTCTAGCACAAGTTGCTCTTTGGGAATTATGACAGGTCCTCCGTTAAGGAGCTTATAGTATGCCTTGCCGTTGAACCAATACTGGTCGAGAAGAGTGGATAGTTTTTTCTCTTCGTGCTTCGATACAAACTGTTTACTCAATATCGAAGCCCACGATTTAAAGCCCGTACCAGCGCGGTCAGAATAGCAGATCACTCCGTCTTCCCGAACCTGACATCCGTCACGGTCGATGCCGTCGTCAATCCAGAACAATGGACCACGAGCGCCGACAACGAAATCACCCTTCCAGCGGTTTGGAAAACGGCGAGCTACTTCGGCAGCAACCTCGTCAAGTGGGATGCTCGTATCCTCGGTGCGTATAGCAGTGTCGTTTGCTGCTTTCAGGAGTATGGTTCTGACGAAGGATATTGGTATGGGGTCACCAATCCTAGTCCAGTCCTCACCCAACTCAAAGTATTGAGACGGCTTCAGGCTGGTTTTATCAAAGCCCGCAAGCAGCATCGAAGCCTTAAGCCCGTCGGATAGGCGTTTCATGAATGACTCAGCAAGAGCGGAAGCTATAGGTAAGACACCATCAAATTCCCAGATCAGTCGAATGTAACCCGATTGAGTTCGCGTCCGCCACGTTGGCATGTGGCCGCCGTCGCATCTGATCTTGAGTATGTTGTCGATGTTCGGCCAATCAACCGGAGCGTCAAAGTCTGCTACAAAACCGTGCAGTTTGTTGATGGGGTTGTCGTCACTGATTCGTCCGTTTGGGCTGTCCCCCTCTGCCATTGAATAGAAGCAGTGATTGGTGTTAGCGTCGGCGCACCATGCTCGGTACTCTGCTTTCGTTGAGAACGATGGCTTAGGGAACGATAGGGTTGATGGGTCTTCAACTGGAGTTATAGTGGAAGCTCGATGATTTTTAAGGTATCTGTATTTCATATAGGTGTTGTATTATTTGGAGTAGAGGTCGCATATGTGCCCTTCAGCGGCAACTGGAATGTCGGGAATCCATGTCGGTGGGGTGTGCATGATTTCAAGGATCTTTGCAAGAGCTTCTTCGGCTTGCGCTTCCGGAACTTCACAAACTATTTCGTCGTGGACGTGGAGGATGACGGGAAATCCCGCCGCATCCACTCGCAGCATCATGTCTGAGAAGATGTCTCGCGCCAATCCCTGTGACATGTTTTCGGTAAGAATACCACCCCACAACTGGAAGTCGCGGAGTTGGCCGTTGCGGACGATCTTGCCGATGTAGCGGAATCGGGTCACCGAACCAGCCTCTTTCATCCGCTTGATCTTTCCGTAGCGCAAGGCACGATTAGATGGCAGTTCCAGTTGGAATGGCTCACCGACAGCACAGGCAGTTGCCATGTTCTGGTCTAGCGAGCGCCAGAGTTTTGGCACTGTAGGCATACGCTCGCGGTATAGCTTAACTGCTTTCTCTGCTTCTTCGAGCGCCATGCCACTGAACGTAGAGAACTTGGCGGCGCCCATCCCGTACGAACAACCCAACGCGATCGATTTCACTTTGTGCCGTAGTTGCTTATCGTACTCCTTGAGCGGTCCGTTAGCCGGATCATGTAGACCCAAGAGTACACCGAACGCATGGTAGATGTCGTCGGACTCACGGATCAGATCGAGTGCTTTACGGTCCTCGGCGAGCCAGCACAAGGTACGAACTTCAATCTGCGACAAGTCGGCAACAATCAGCTTGTATCCGTCCTTCGGCCTAATCATGTGGCGGAAGTTAACGCCGAACATCCCCTCTCTTGGGAGGTTCTGGAGATTGAGATTACCACCACTACCGCTGAAACGTGCCGTTGGGTTAGCACCACAGTACATTAAGCCGCCGTAGTATCTACCGTCAGGCATTGTCCCGCCATCAAATGCCTCCAGCTTACGGAGGAAGGTATTGATGCGTCGGTAGTTTTGCACGGCACGCGCCCAAGGGCACGCGTCTTGGAATGCGGCAAACCATTTGTCTGCTTCCTCATTACCAGCGGCTGTCAATAGGAATACCTCTCTGCCCAACCTTTCGATTGAGCTCGCTGATGTCTCGCTCCGTTTGAGGCCATCTATCAGATAGCTCCTGCCACAAGCGTAAGCAGAGCTCGGAGTCCTTAATGGCATACTCGGTAACCTCTTTCTTGAAGTCATCGGTCATCAAGTTCCACTGCTTGCCTTTCATGTTGTCGCGGGTAGTCTTGCTGATCTCCAAACCGAATACGGCTGCTGATGCGTTCTTCAAAGACCGTGGGAGGCCGAGGAACGCTGTCATGTCAGCTGTGCAATGCCACTCAGCAGGGCTGCATGGGCTAAACCACCCGACCTCAACACCGTAAAGATACAGGCTCTCGTCGAATGAAGCGTTGTGGCTTAGCAATACATGACCGTTCAGCATAGACCAGTCAAACTGCCTAGGACATCCGGCGTAAACAAAACCATCATCGCCTACTACTGTTACCATGTAGGCGTCGAATTGAGGGTGTGAAAAGTAACCCCTCGGTCCCAATGTTGTGATGGAACAGTCACTGTCGTAATACGACTCAAAGTCAATAGCGTAAGTTATCATATGTTATGGGCATAAAGAAACCGCGCACGATACACTGGTGTAGCGTATCGTGCGCGGTAAATGTGTTATTACTCTAGCTCCAGATCCAGCTCAAGCTGCTGCGGGAGGCGTCGAATACGATCCATCTCGTTATCAAGAGCATTTGCCACCAAATTCAAAGACATCTTCTGAACCGTGAGCTCAGTGATCTGATCGTTGAGTTTGGTGATGTTATCGTCGATTTCGGTAACTACGCTGCGGATGGAGTCGAGCTCGCGCTTTAGGAGTACAAGCGGGTTATCAATTATAGCTGTGCTCATTGGTCGCCCCCTTTTGTAAGGCGTGCGGCAAACTCAGCTACCTCAGTTGATACGCTATCTTTAGTAGCAGCCAGCGTTGGCACGTACCAGCTGTACTTCCCTTTGGACATCAGTTCAGTTCCGAAGTTCCAAAATCTGGAAGACACCGGAACATCAGGGTTGAACGTCGAGAAGGTAAACAGACGCTTGTATGTCATGCGGTAGGCATCCTTCTGAACGGTGATACGACCAATTTGATAATTGTTATCGCCGATTGGGTAAGGGAACATTGCGTCATCATCGCCGACTTGAGGAATAAGTAGGATGATTTCAGCAAACTCCGTTATGTCGTAGCTGCTTTCTACGGCGAGGCTTTTTGCGTCGGCTTCGTTAGACACGATCTTCGGCATGTAGTCCTCACCAAAAGGAACGTCTTCTTTCCACCGCTTGATTGCACCGATCACAACGACCGGAGTTTTTTGTTCGGCTTCGAGGAGGACGGAGTCCTTGTCAATCACAACCGAACCGATAGGTCCTTCGATTTCCGACATCTTTTGGATGACGTTAAGGCGAGGGATGTCGATGTCTTGCGCTGCAAAGGCAAGTCCGGTTGCTGTGTTTGTGCTTAGTGCTTCTGTGCTCATATTACTGTTTTCTGTTTCTGATTGGTTGTTGCGTTCGCTTACTAAAGGGGACATCCATAACTCCCTTTTCTCCTCATCGTGAGGAAAGTGTGTATCGTGTTGGTCCGACCTCGACGATGCCGAGATCAATAGCTTCGGTTTCGAAGCTGTCAACAACAAAAGATTTTTTTCCTCTAGGTGTTTTTTCGTGGAGGGCTTTTGAGAGCTGACCCATTGTCAGGTCAGCAGCCTCGATAACCTCATCGAGACCCAAGCCGTGCTTAACAGCGAGTTGGGCGAGGTAGTTTTTCTCGATCGTCTTCTTGAGAGAGCCCATTGACCGTAGCTTATGGTTCTCAAATTCATGTCCGGCTAACGCCAAGCCAGTAGTCTTGTGCTTAATGGACTGCGCCCAATTCTCGACGATCTTAGCCACAACGAACAGCCGCTCAAGAACCTCTGGGTCCTCTACATCAGACGGCCTAATGGGGCCTGTAGGTAAGAGTTCAGGACTAACCCTCGTTGCGATCTCTACGCAGACTGCGCCTAACGCGGGGCAGCTTTCTTCGTATCGGCAGAAACGACAGTTTACCGAGGGGGTGACGTCGTCAATTTCAATCGAGCCCGTCTCCCACTTGGGTCGTGTGATCTCTGCTTTCCTAATTATCTCAGAAATTTGGTTACGTAAGTCGCCCATTTGTTCGCGCTTAAATAACCCGCAAAGGACACCGCCATTGAGTGGCACGATGAAGGCAAACTTAATCGTGTGTATGTGGGGGAACATCTGCAATACTGCCAACGCATATGCCTTAGATTGCCAGTTCTTCTCAGGCTCGTCGATCTTGCTGATGCCTGTCTTGTAGTCGATCATTACGGCATCTCCTTCTGCGGTATGTACCAGCAGGTCGCATGTGCCAAAGGTCGGCGTGGCCGCATCGAGTTCAAGGTGCAGCCGAATTTCTCGTTCAATAATCTTAGGGGTGTCACCAAAGACACCGTTGAGTATTTCTTCCTCGTCCGCAAGGATGGCCTCATAGAGTTTGACTTCTTCCTCGTCGTGCAGAGCGGACGGGTCACGAACCTCCAGAGCTTCGTGGATGCGCGTTCCTTTTTCGGCTGCGCCTGACGTTCCCTCCTTGCCGTGGTATCCGGCACAGGTGGCGACATACTTGAGGGATGATGGTCCGAACTCAGCATGAGCGCGTTCGGAATGGTTTATGGTTTCTTGATTCATAATTCTTGTTTCGTGTGAAGTGTTTCCATAGCTTTACGCTTCGCCTCAAGTGCTGTCAATACTTTTTCTTCAATAGTTTTTGATGCGATCAGAACCCTTTGAATAGAAGGGCTTTTTGAGTTTGCTCGGTGGATGCGTCCGAGTGTTTGGATATATTCTTTCACGTTAAACGTAGGGGAGATTAGGCTCATGCGCGGGTGCCCGCCGTGTTCATCGTGGAGGGATACGCCAACCCCACCAGCGGCAATGTTGCATAGGATCACGCGTGTTTGGTTGGTTTGGAACCGTTGCACGTTATCTTCGCGAACCATAGCCGACTGACCTCCGACCACGCACGACGCATCAGGGAATGCTGCGGCTAGTGCTTTGACCGTATCTACGAAGTTGACGAACACGGCCACGCTGTAACCTTCTTCGTTTGCGTCTTCGATCATGCTGATGATGTCGGGCACTTTTGCTGCTTCCGCAAGTTGGCGAGCGCGGAGAATCTCGACAAGGATATGGGGGCTCGCGCCACCGTCCTCCACGAACCGCTCTACGATCTCAGGTGTGACGCCGTGTTGCTTGTAAAATTTAGCGATGTCGCTCAGACCAGAAAACGCAAGTGGCTCCGTAATAACATGATTATCTGTGAATGCGGACGGCAGATCAGATGGCGCGAGCTTAACACATTTCACGCCGTAGAGTTCTTTATTGAGTTCAGCCAGCTTTGCAAGTGGACCAGCTATCCAGTTCTTCCAGTGGTCTTGCTTACAACCGTATTGCATCATCCACGAGAACCAACTCTTTAGTTTGCCAACAGGTTTGTTGAGTGAGTGTGCATCTAAAACAAAACCGATTGCACGCATCTCCGTCGGATCTTGGCACGCGGTAGCTGACAGCAGTAGGTTGTACAGACCCGCTTGCTTGGCTGCGATCAGCATCTGGGCGTTCTGGCTGAAAGGTGATTTGCACTTGTGGCACTCGTCCCAAATTAACAAGGTCTCTTGGGGTAGCTGCCAACGGAAAAGTTTCTTACCTACTTTGGCTAAAAACGAATTACCTCTTTTGAGTTTCTCGTAGTTGGTTACAAAGATTGGTGTGATGCCCACCTCTTTAAGCTCGCGTTCCCATGACGGGATAACGATCTTCGGACACACGACGGCAACTGGAATGCCTAACTCTAACGCAACTCTGGATGCGATAACTGTCTTGCCGACTCCCGTATGAGAGCCGTCAAGCGCGCCTCTATGCAGCTTGAGCGCAGCAATAAGGAAGTCAACGGATTCCCGTTGCTTGTCAAATAATGTTTTCATTGCTTGCCTTTCGGTTGCTCGTCGTTATCAATGGTCTTCTTAAAGCCCACATTACCCGCAACATGATACACGACTACCCCTTCAGGGTTCATGTAGTTTGGGGCGGCTACACTTCCGTATCGTTTCAAATCACGAAGAGCCGCATCGACAACGGGGATGTCGTCGTAGGTATCATCAAAGAGGCACCGATCAAGGATTGGCACCACCTTGCAGCAAGCTGGGGCATTCTCGGTGAACTTGGGTTCCGCTTTCGGGTTTTGGTTCTCAATGACGTAGGTGGGTTTATCGGGTTTATCGTGTTCCACCCATCGTAAAGCGTTGAAGAGCGAGAAGAAACGCTCACCATTCTTAAAGCCGTATCCTCGTTGGATGCCAGAACCCCACCACTCGCCAAAGTGATGACCCGCTCCTAATTTGACAAGCTCATCGGAATTGGCTCTAACCCATGCAGCGAATCCGAAGTTGTCGTCATCAGGCGTGATCCAGCGAGTTCTCGACCCAGCGTAGATGAGGAAATCAGCAGTGATGGCGGTGACTTTGGAAATGTCGCTACCGATAACTGGCTTGGGTTCGATGTAAACGCTTGCGTTGGTGCCATCAATTTTTTCTGTGATGAGGCACTCGCGTGAGAGGCGTGCCATCTTCGGGAATGGTTTGAATTCTGGTGTCATTTGTTTAGGTAGTGTGTGCGTGTTTTCATATTGTTAGAGGTGGCAGTCTTCGCAAGCCCAGCCCATGTTCCATGTGTAGATGAGCCTACGACCACACAAACATTCCATCTTATCTTCTGGTGGGCGACCTGTTTCCACACCAAATTCTTCGGCTATAAATTCCGATCCGCAATGCGGGTTCTCAGGCTTCTTATATCGGTCATCCTGTAACGTGTTGCAGTGCTGGGCATCCAGTAGAATGTTGCAGCTACAGGCTATATGAGCTATGTGCGAGATACCGGATTCAGGATCTAGATCTTCACCGTCACGCCACGCGTTGAGGTGTCGCATGATGGCTGCTACATATGTAGTCCATGCGGTCTGCTCCATAGCAAACGGTGGGATCAATGCTAGTGGTGTCTTCGTAGCGCCTATTGCTCCTTTTGGATCATTCGGTGTGTTCATAACTATTGTTTTTATTTTTATGGATAGTGCTAGATATTAACTGCGGTGTTTGTAATGCTGTGACCACGGTCGAAGGAAGGTCGGCATAGGTATCCAACCCCTATCACGCCTAGTTACTCCGAACCTTAATCGGAATCCAAACCAGTTGATAGCCAATCCACCGTAACATTGACGGTCAATACTCGGTAAGATACCACCTCTCAGGTGTGGGTAACTGCGACCTTTGGCAACATCCACATCTACGGTTTTATAGTAATTCTGAAAGCTCATCCAGTTGCAATCAATATACCACCACGGATAGTGTGAATTTCCGTTTCGATCCAACGGAATCTTGATCGCGACCTTCGGTTTTAGTTTACTCATAGTTTTTCAGGTGTGCGTTGGAGTGCATACGACTTATCGAGTCGGTTGTCAAATATTTTTGTCACAAATCAGCTGGCTAACTTGTGACAGATCACAGTCTCCACGTGGTTGTAGTTACACTGTCACCGCAGGTCTCACACGAACCGTCTTCGGTTTCGTAATTATCCGAATCGAAGCAATCAATCAAGTCATCGACACGGACGTTGTTCCGCTTCAGTTCGTGCTTGAACCGTTCACATAGGTGGTCAACCAGTTCCATGATCTCTATGGGAGTCATCGGGTTGTATTCGCCGTAAAGATCCTTCCCGTTGGCGGTTGTGCCGAAGGAGAGGCATCCTTCTGATCTGATGATTTCGTATTTTTTTCGCATAGTTATTTCGGTTACTTAGTAAGTTCATCCTGATTTACTTTAAACACACCGACATATCAATTATTTTTTTAGAAAAGTTCGTCTTCCAAAAGAACGATCAGCTCTCGAAATGTTTCGGCAGTGTCGATGATAGAGTAGTCTGGCAAGTCAAACTCTTCAGCTACCATGTCTCTAAAAGCGACAAACTCTTCAGGCTCAAAGAACGCTTCAAGCTCACTGCTAAAAGGGAGCTTTATCGCAGAGCCTGTGGTGTCTTCAACGATCGCCTCAAGAGCGTTTATGATGTAGCTTCGATTCATAGTAGTTGGTGGTCTCGATTGTAGTAAGCAATTAGGGCTGCGTCAATAATTCCATCGTGGGGTGTTTTGCTTCTGCTGGTAGCCAGCCACTGCTCTGTAGGCCACAACTTGTTGGCAGCAGCTAGGGCGGCGACCTTGGTCATCCCCTTCGCAAGTCTCTTGCCGAGCACCGCGTCTTGCCACTCCTTGACCTGAACCCTTCTTACTTCAAATCGTTTAGCCTCACACGCCCCTAGAATAAGACCAAATGAAATACTCATGGATCGCATCGCTTGTGAAGATTTGGCGTGTTTGAGTGGTTCTTCAACACAAACGATCATGTTGTTGCGATAAGGTTCCAGCCATTCAAGTAGTGCAGGAATATCCACTTCGGATGTTTTTGTAGTCTTTTTAATTGGCATCGCTCTATATGCAAGCACAGCGCCATCAAATGCCGCCACAGCGCAGAGACCACCACTGATCCCGTTGTCAATGCCTACGATAACAGTGTCATCATTCATCCGACTCGTCGGGTTCTTCTGCGTCTATAACTACGGAAGCACTACCTCCGTTGGTTGCCCTGCTGTTATTGAGTATTGAGACGTCGATGGTGAGCGATCCTGACCCACCGCTTCCGCCTTTGGGGTTGAGGCCGAGGTTGCGGCGAATCAACTGGTCGAGCTCTGATAACTCACGGACGGTTCTCGGACCGCGTACATTTATTAAATTGTCGCGCAGCATTTTAATTGCACTCGCTGCGACGTAGGCTTGATACTTGTCTGCCGGACTGGATTGATTCTCGGCTACTTCCAATAAGGCTTGCTGTTCCGTATCTCGCGCTGCCAGTTTGGCGTCGGCAACTATGGCAGTGGTGGAGTCTTCAAGGTTTTTGGCGAATGGTTCGGCTTCGCTGTCTGGTTTGTCTACGATTACGTTTTTAAGCCACCGACAAACTGTGTCAGTGCTGACGCCAAGTTGCTCGGCAATACGAATCTTCATCACGCCTTGCTGATACAGCTCGATGGCGCGTTGGGTTCTCGCCGCTTTAGCTTGCCGACGTTCAGCTTGTCCTTTGCGTAGCTCTGCCGTTGGCGTTAACTTTTTTTTTCTTACGGGCATGTGCAAGTCAGAGAAGAGTATAAACTATTACTTGTCAAACTTTTTTAATGTCGTAGCCTCCACTTCACTTTACTTATCACTTTACTTATGGGCCGACCAAGAAAATACGACCCCGACAAGGTCTCAACCTCCGTGCTGGAGCCGCGCATAGATCCCGCTACAAACAAAATGGATGTTGGGGGTTTCTTAATCCCTGTAACCAATACCCTTACCGCTCTGTTGTGGGGTTTTGCTAACCATCCGTCCAACAAGGCGAAGGAGTTCTATTTCTGGCGCGTAGCGGATTTGCTATGGAACAGGGACGATCTGCCTGAACACATGTTCCTCAAGCATCCGTGGGCGGAGCAGATTATCCGTGAGTGTATAGATAACAAGTATCTTGCTGTCGGCGGTGCAGCATCGAGTGGTAAGAGCCACACCCTAGCTGGCTACGGTATTGTCACATGGCTGGCGAGACCGCGTGATACCCTTGTCCTAATGACATCGACCACATTGCGTGAGGCTCGTAAGCGGATCTGGGGTTCGGTAATCTCTCTACTGTCTGTCATTGACGGTGCCCCGATCAACATTCGGGATTCGATTGGCAGTGCTAACTACATCGACGAGAACGGACAGACCTTCGATAGAGCGGGTCTTTCGCTTATCGCTGCGGAGAAAAGCCGCACACGTGAGGCTATCGGTAAATTCATTGGTCTCAAACAAAAACACGTTCTCCTAATCGGTGACGAATTAGGAGAACTCAGTGAGGCTATCCAACAAGCCGCACTTGCCAACTTAAGTAAGAACCCTCGTTTCGAGTTCAAAGGTCTGTCCAACCCTGCAAGTCGCTTCGATTCGTTCGGTATCTGGTCTACACCAAAAGAAGGATGGGAGTCCATTACGCCAGACGTAGACGACGAATGGGTTACGAAGTGGGGCGGCAAGTACATTCGACTGGACGGTGAACGCAGCCCCAACGTGGCGGCTGGCTACACGGTATACCCGTTCTTGCCTACCATCGAGAAGATCGCAGAAGATAAGGCGCTGTTAGGTGAGACTAGCCGTGCATACATGCGAATGGTTCGTGCTGTGTTCTTTGATAGCGATGAGGCGGAAGGTATCTACGGTGAGTCCGAGATACTCAAGGCGAACGGTATGAAGAGATCTGAGTTTATCGGACCTACTACGCTAATTGCAGGAGTCGATCCAGCGTTCACCAACGGCGGAGACAGGACGGTCATGTACACCGCTAAGGTCGGTCAGTTCGCGGACGGACAATATGGTATGCAGTTCGAGGAATACATAAGCCTAAACGATGATGCGACTAACAAAGCAGTGCCGAGGACGTATCAGATCGTTCACCAAATTCGAGACACCTGTATACGATTAGGGATCAAACCAGAGAACGTTGCCATCGACTCAACTGGAGCGGGCTCGCCGTTCTGTGACGTTCTAGCAGGTGAGTGGTCAGACCAATTCCTGCGCGTGCAGTTCGGAGGAAAGGCTTCAGACAGGCGGGTTAGTATGAACAGCAAGCTAACTGGAGAAGAACTCTACACCAACCGTGTGTCAGAGCTGTGGTTTGTGGGCAAAGAGTTCCTACGCACTAAACAGATAATGGGGATCAGTGACGTACTGGCAAAGGAGATGTGCATCAGGCGATACGAGATGGTCAAATCCGGTAACCTGCGCGTCAAAGTCGAAACCAAAGCCGAACTCAAGCAGCGTATGGGGCAGTCGCCAGACATCGCCGACGCTGCATTTATCGCGCTGGATCTGGCAAGACAGCGTCACGGACTTGTCGCAGTGGACGCCCCGAGCAAAACGGAGATGGGTGTGTTTGGTCGGTCGGCACCGAGAACGATGAGAGATCTCGACGTGGTTAGCAGGTCGAGACACGCGTATCTGGACTGATGTTAATGCAAGTGTATTGCAAGAACTACACGTCAGAAAAGTCCAAAGAGTTTCTGGGATGTGGGTAATTCATAATAATTCAGTAAATAAGAGAATATGAATTACTGAGATAATATGAATTACTAAAGGAGAGAAAGATTATATATAGTCAAACTTTTCCGCTCACCTTCTCCCATGCTGGCCAGAACAGTTCGTCGAGTGCCCGCACGATCGGTTCCTGTGAGTAGGTATCGCTGTAAGCAACGCCTGAAAGAAACAGCGCCGCTTCGACCATCTCGTGCCTCAGTGTTTCGCGAAAGAGTTTCGCGTCTTTGGTTGTCTTCCTGTCTATTTCAATGACCTTCGCATCAGGTAGATACTGCCCGTAGCATTCATCGAGGTCTTTCACCCGTATCGGTATCCTGTATCCGGCAATAGAAACACTTTTAAGCATCGGGTTTATTCTACGGGTTAGTTGAGTAGGAGTCCAGTTAAATGACACAGGATACAGGTCACATGACCTAAAAAAATGTCTTGATTTTCTGACAGAAGATTGCAATATCTGCGGTGTGCCCGCCCAATTTAAAAGAACATCCAGCGGTAAGATCCAATACCGTGGCGAGTTGTTTTCTGGTTTCAACAAACCTAAGAAGGCTCCTGCCGGAGACCCTAAGAAGTATGTCGTGCTTGCAAAAAGCGGTAGTGATGTGCGTAAATTAAAGTTTGGTCAACGTGGGTATAAAGATTTCCTGCAACACAAGAACGAAAAACGTCGTTCTAATTTCAAGTCTCGGATGAACTGTTCGTCCGAAAAAAATAAACTAACGCCCAAATGGTGGGCGTGTAACTATAACTGGTAAGATCAATATGGGCACTAAGTACGACAAAAAGAAACAAATGGGTGAAGCCAAGAAGGCTGCTTTTAAAGCGGAGGAACTAGAGAGGGCTGGGGGTATCCCGATGACTGGATTGAATCCGCTCGGTATGCCTGAGTCCACTATTGGTATGTCTAAGAGTGAAAAGTTTTTTTCGGAAGGCAGAGCACTCGATAAAGTGCAACGGGAAGGCTACAAGACTTTCGGCGACAAGGCCACAGGTGAGCAGGAAAATAAACTGAGAGCGCTGCAAGGTCTCCCAGCGATATCGCACACACCTAAAGAGTTTACTGAGAACATCAACAAGTCCGTAGGTTTTGGTGGTAAGAGCGCACTGCTCGACCAAGAAGGTCGCGATAGAGCACTGAAGGGGGGCATCGGTGCTGGCCTAAGCTACGAGGAGGCTGATGCCGAAGTGACGAAAGCATATGATTTCCTGAAGAAAAAGTACGGTGGTAAGGATACACCAACTACACCAACCCCAACGCCTACAACAACCCCAACACCTACACCAACCCCAACACCGTCGCCGTCGGCACCTTCCTCGCCTACACTACCTCCTGAAGTGCCAGTAGAAAAAAACCCTATCGTGCAGTTTTTTGATGATGCTATGACGAGTGGTACCCCCGAGCGAGCCCTAATAAAAGGCGGATCTCTGATCCTTAAAGGAACGGCGGAAGCCCGAGCCGCCAGAGCCGCTGCTGAAGCTGCTGCTGAAGCTGCCGCTAAAACCGCTGGCGCAGCAGGTGATGCTGCTAAACCATTTAACATGGTAGATGACGCAGCCAAAACCGCAGATGAGGCACTCAAACAGAAATACAATTTTAGACCCGCTAGTGCTGTTGACGACGCCGCTAAAGCCGCCGCTAAAGTTGCTGGCGCAGTAGGTGATGCTGCTAAACCATTTAACATGGTAGATGATGCAGCCAAAGCCGCCGCCAAATACGCAGAAACTTCAAAGGCCGTGAATGCAACCCTTGACGCTGCTTCTGCGGCTGCTCAGAAAACTGGGATGCGTGTCTATAACGCTGCCCTACGGGCAGGACAATCTAAAGAAGCAGCGCTTGCCGCAGCTAATGCCGCTGAGAACGCTGCAATCCAAAGCGCATACAAAGACGTAATGGACAATTACGGTAAATCTTTCGACGCGGTAGATGAAGCCGCAGGTGCTACTGACGAAGCCGCAGGTGCTGCTGACGAAGCCGCTAGTGTTGCTGACGAAGCCGCTAGTGCTACTGACGAAGCCGCTGGCGCTGCTGATGAAGCAGCCGCAGCCGCTGGAAAAGGAAAGGGCGCTATCGCTCGACTTGTCAACAAAGCCGCTAAATCAAGATTAGGGAGAATTGCACTTAAAGGTCTTAACGTTGGAGGTAAGGGGTTTAGGGTTTTTGGTAGAGCTGCTGGTCCGGTGCTAGAGATCTATGATGCGGCCAGATATTTTACGGGCGACCAAGAAGTGAAAGACCAGTATGCGAAGGACGTCGCGACCCTAGGACAACGAGTGTTCCAGCCCAAGTCCTTTGGCGAGTTCGCAGGAGGAGTCGGTGATGTATTAAGCCCGACTAAGAACGTACTCGGTACCGCTGAAGCAGTTAGACAGTTATTAAAAGCTCAGGAGGGCGCAAGAACCGCCGACGCTTCTCTTAAGTATGCGCAAAGTGTCATCAAGGCACAAAATGACAGACGGAAAGAGCTGTACCCTGACGAAGTTTTTGATAAACTACCGAAAGCACAACAAGTAAAAATCAAGCAAGCAATTAGGCAAGAGTTTAGCGACGCAGGTGTAAAGACATTCGGGCGATATCAATAAGATCCTATGGCTGATAACGAAAAAACCGAAGAGAAAAACTTCTCCTATGAGGGTGACATTCAACCTCTGATGAATAAGTATTTCAGTGTGGCTGCTAATAGTGGCTTGAGTGGTGACGATCAAATATCGTTCCTGCAAAAACAGCGTCGAAGACTTGAAGGACAATCTGAAAGGGCTATGGACCTTAAACTAAAAGAACTCGCTTTCGAGGACGCTAAGCTGAGGTTGGAGGAAAATAGGAGGAAGTCCATTAGCTCACGCGAGAACATGACGGCACTCGCCGCACTACAACAGACGTTAGATTACGGTCTGACGGAGGTACCAGAACCCCAACGACCTAACTATTTCGCTAGAGTCGGGGTTGCCAACGGTGCACTTATTGGTTCGGATGAAACTGCTAAGGCCATGTGGAGCAGTGTGACCAAAGACCAATCTTCCAGTAGGAGCGATCCTAGTGTGGATTACCGGAACAACATCCTTAAGGGGCTCGACAGCGTTAAATTCGGGGAGGATTATGCGGGTAAACCGACTAATAGTTTCGCTGACGTTGGAGAAAAAGCCAAAGTGGAGCGTGTTGTTACACTCGGTACGCCGGAAGAACAACTACAGGCAGCTGAAATGAGCGCCGATGAACTTTATGGTCTTGCTAAAAACATCAGAACACGATATGACGCAAGCGCATTAGGCGTAGGGAAAACAGCTACATCCAATACCAGATCTCTATTCTCAAGTAAAAAGGCTCCACCGCTGGTGACGCCACCTTAGACAACATAATACCAAACCAAATTACCACCATGCTGGAAATTAAACAATTCGACGACTGGCTCGCAAACCAAGAAGAGGCTGCCGAACCAACAACAAACCTTAAGAACTACACGGATTATGTTAGGTCTAGCTACTACAGCGCAGGACAACTAAACCAAGAGACTGAACAGGAGATCGCCGCCGGAGTTGCTGACCGTCTTAATAGTGATGGCTTGTTTACCGACGACATGTCCGAAGAGGACAAAAATAATTTATACTCTAGTGTTATTGGCGCGACGCGTAATGCAGACACCGACGCTCGCTTTGTGTTGGACTACCTCCGCACGAATAGTGAAGGGCCAGCAAATGTCTTAGCAAACGAAGCTAAAGTCAGCAATCTTGCGAACTACCTTACCCTACAAGAGAAATCCCCATCTGAAGCGGAGGGCTTTAAGCCATATGTCGATGAGATCCTTGCCGACAAGTCACTGATAAAACGTGCGCGTATGTCCGCTGTCGATCGCGGGGAATATAGCATCGCAGCACTCGACGAGGAAGACGGCACGCGCACCCTCTACGCTGGCCCAAATGCACGTCCTGAATCTATTGCGGGTGAGGTCAAGTCACTTATTGCGACTGGTGCTCTGTCGTCCGCCGACCTATATCGGGTCAACGATTTCGTCAAACCATTAAACGGTGGTCTGACCAATGGTGCTGAAGACTCCCGATATGAGACGTTCGCACGTACGATTAGTGATCTCGCAAAAAAAGATAAGGACTTAAATCAGTTAATCGAAAAAAATGCTTCCGATAAAATAGAGCAGAAGACAGCTGAACTCCGCACCACCGGAGAGAGTATATGGGGGGGAGTGAAGACGGTCATCAGTTACCCCTTTATCAAGGGAGGTGATCTTCTTCTTGACCTGTTTGACGGCGAACAGAAACAGCCGAAGTATGCGCCCGACACAAAGCTGTCTGACGCGGTCGCTGGTAATAGCGCGATCAACCAACGCTTTAGCGCCGCTGAAATTGAAAAGTTCAGTGAGGCGCTTACGGACAGAGTTGCTGGAGCTCCTTATAGAGCCGACCGTCCTGAGACCGGAATCACTACCGACTCGATGGGTAATGTTATTCTCGCCCCAAGCCTTTTAGCTAATGTAGAGCAGTTTAATCAAGCTGTCAGTAGCTCTTCGCTAAATAAAGACCAGCAGAAACAAGCCTCTGTCCAACGTAAATTGTTATTGGAATCCGCTGCTCCTGACCTTATTCGGATGATCCTTGAAGAAGAACCTGAAGCGGTTAGCAGCTACGCAAAAGCAAAAGCCGATGGGCTCTCCCCTTCCGAGTTTGTCGAACAATATGTAGGTAATAATAAAAATTATGATGCGTTTGGTACTCGCTTAGAACAGTTTGGAAAAAGCGCATGGAAAACTTTGGCTGAGATCCCTTTAGGTATTGCCGCCCTTGCTGGTAATGAGTGGGCTGCTACGACGATGGGCGACATGATTAAAGACCAGACCAGACGTCAAGAGTTCTCCCGTCTCTACGGAGACGAGTATGGTTTGGGTTTCCAGATACTGAACACACTCCCACAGGTAGCTGCCGACATCGGCCTAACTATTGGAACAGCTGGCGCGTTTGCTGGAGCCAAAGCACTTGCGAAAACAGGCGCGGCGTCGGCGCGTGCTATGATCCGGAATGGTGCCAAGATGGCACTCTCTGAGATTGATGATGCGGCAGCGGCTTCGTTCCGTAAAGCGGCGTCCGCTGAGGGCTCACAGTTTCTCGGTAAGGCTATCACAGATGTTGGTAGGAGTTTTGGTAGCAAGTTCGGAGAGCTGGCTCCACTTGCCGCTGTCACGTTCACCCGATCAGCTGGCTCCTCATTCGGTTCCCTCTACAATCAGCTGCCGGACGACATGAGTCACGAGGAAAAATATAAGACCGCTCTTCCCGCTGCCCTTGCAATGGGCATCTCCACGTCTGTCATCACAGTGGGTCTGTCGGGATTGGGACTCGGTGCTGTTGAAGATATCGGCACAAACGTGGTTCGTAATAAAATTCTCGGTGGTGACACACTAACAACACGTGCTGCCCTTGAGGCTGCTGAGCGTGCTGTTCCAGTCAGTAAGATGAATTACCGACAAGCCAAACAGGCATACCAGAACGCAGCTAACGAAGGCCGCATCCTTAGCGACAAGGCGTTTAACGCCGCTGCCCGCGCAGCCGTCACCAGCACTTACAAAAACTGGTTGAAAACCACAATAAAGGGTGGACTTAGTGAGTCGTTTGAAGAGGCGCTAGACCAAGGCGTCGGCATGGCTATTGAGAACGCTGCTCTCGATCGGGATGCTTCGCTTGCTGAGAAGGTTGCACAAGTGTTCGATGCAGGACTTATTGGTGGTGCTTTGGGTGCAGGTATTGCTGGTAGCACCCAGTTCGGCAGAGTTCGTAAATCAGAACAGAGTCTGGTGTTTGAGGGCAGAGCATCCGCATTTGAGGATATCGCAAAGCGGCTCCGTAGTAACAATAGCAATTCTACCGCCGATGTATTGCAACGCCGTATCGACGAGGCGCGAGAGCAAGCACGACTCTCTGTCGAAAGAGATATCGCCGCGCAGAAAACTCAAGAGGAGGTCAAAGAACGCACTGTCGTTGCTGACCCCAACGAAAGACCCCTTAAAGGTAGACCTGTCTTTAACGAAGAGACAGGTCAGTGGGCACCCGCAGACGAGCCGTTCGACCCTCTGCTCGATGACATCCTAGGAGAGGAGATCGAATATAGTGGCTTTGAAGGCGTTCTGGAGCTAGACGCAGACGGCAGCTCTGTCGTCCTCCGACTCAATAAACCGTATACCACAGAGGGAGGCGGGTCAGTTGAGTTCATTAACTTGGGACCACGCTTCCAGAAAGCCTCAAAATTTACCGCCCCTCTCCTTACCATTGGGCAGGAGACTTTCGGCGTGCCCGCTGGCACCCCATACATATCAATGGGTGGTAAGAAGAAAACCAAATTTGCTTTTCCAGCAAAAGAGAAAGTGACCCCAGAGTCATTTGAAGTCTTTCGTGATGATGAAGGGAACGTGCGTAGCCTTATCGTTAAGGGTGGTCTCTCCCTTAAGGACGGGTCTACGACCATGAATATCCCCCTTACTAACTCTTTACAGATTAAAGCTATAGCAGAGTGGTACGGTATTGACATTACGCCTAAACTGCCAGTGTCAGAAACCGCAGACGGTCAATTCGAGTTTGGGTTTGCTAACCGCAAGGATCTCGTCAAGTCGAAAGAAGAGTTCGGGTTCGTCGCCCCAGATGAACCAGAGATGACCGACGAAGAGCTAAAGGCAGAGACAGAGGACATCCTCGGTCGGTCATTCGCTCCTGTAATGGAGGGAGAGATGGAGCTCGTTACTGATAAACAGAACAGGACTAGAAGAATACTTGAGGGGTTCGACACTCAGATCTCCAGTAAGCAGAAGAACCTCAAGAAGGTTACCGATACCCTCGCGCCACTCAAAGATCTTAGTGACAAGCAGTTGACCGGAGACCAGAAGCTCATCAAACAACAGAGCATTGATCTTGAGAAAAAAATCAAAAAAGAAATTACCGCACTTAGAAAAGCCAAGAAAGAGTTTAGTGAGGACGCGATCGAGCTCGGATCTTCGGCAACACAAGAACCACTAACTGCTACACCACAAGGCCCACGCGTGTATCGGAGTTGGGATGAGTCACAGAAACAACTAGACCGCGATTTCGCTGAGTCCATCAATGGAATCAGGCAGAGTTATGTGGATACGGACGTGCCCGTTGATGTGGATCGTATTGAGAACATTATACGTATAGTACCACTCCGCAACAAGCTCGGCACATCTATTGCTCTCTCCGACGTCTCGATTGAAGAACTGGACGCCGTCGAATCAATGGCGGAGGACATTATTAGTTTTGCAGAGGACACCAATAATAAGGCTACGCCGAAGCAACGTCAACTAATCATTGATGACTACAGGGCTTTGGTTGCTCGGGTAAATATCATACAGCAGTACGCCGTTGAGCGTGAGTATGAAGAGGTTTTCGGTCTGGCGGTGTCGGAACTGAAAGCGTTACAGACGGAACCGGAACCCGAAGAAGAGGTCGAAACAAAAGCAAGCGACAATGACACGCTACACTACCTACTCTCCAATACACCTGAAGCGTTTACCACGATTGATGTAAAACCATTTGCTGACAAAAAGGTTTTAGGTACCCTGAAAAAAATGGGTGTTGAGATCGGCAAGCAACGCCAAGACAGTGTAGAAACGGTAACGGTTACAGGTTACGATCAAGAGACCAGAGAAATACTATACGAGAAGAGTGGCGTCACAGTGCGTGCTCCACTATCTACCGTCAACTTCGAGTCCCCTACTCTACGCACCGCCATTGACGCCGCGAGCACAGAAGTTTTTGATATTACGCAACAAGCCAAAAAAGAAATGGCAGCGATTAAACGTAGAACGGCACGGCCAGTACAAGACCGTGCGCGTGACTTCCTTATTAAGGTTAATGACTACGTCACTAAGAGCAAAGCATTAGACGAACGCCTTAAGGAAGTGGACAGAATGCCCGCAGCAAAGAGGTCCGCCGTCAAGCAACGCATCGAAGGGCAGCTGAAGGAGCTGAGAAAAAGTGCTACCAAATACGTCAACAGCGTTGGCTCTGTCCTACAGTCTGACTTTGATTTCTATAAAGACCTAGAGGAAGAACAAAAACAGGAAATAGCTGCCCAGATCCGCCGCTCGCTTTACGGTGTTGGGGGATTTAAACAAGAAGTGGCGCCTAGAGCTAGAGTCAAAGCCTTTAATCCAACGCCCGACATAAAAGTCACTAGGGTAGTATACGCCAAAGAGCAGTTCCGAAACGGCACGCAAGAGGAAGACATGCTTAATGAGCTAGTCGAAGGTGGTCACATCGTTAACCTGCCGGACACCGGAAAGGCCTTAGCCCAAGCTGGTCTTTTTATTACTGAGTCCGGTGTGAGTAAATTCCCAGCGTTCTCGCAATCTCAAGTTGAGTTAGTCGAGCAGGAAGGCCAAGAGGTAGCTGACACTAACGCTTACATCAAGGACAAGCACGAACTCCTTAGCGAAAAAGTCCTGTCTAAATACCCACAACTCGGCGAGCTGGTTACCATTACAGGTAGATCCAGAACCAAAGGAACCATTGGTGATGATACCGCTATGCTCGACTCTATTGAGGTAGAGATCAATCGAATGAATAGCGCTATTGAGAAAGATGCGCTACTCGGCAGAAAAGTACCTTCCGAGTTCATCAAGAAACGCGACGGGTTGGTGCAGCAATTAAAAGAAGCTAAGGTCAGAATAAAGGACGAAAGATATTACGAAATTGACGGAAAGAAATACGAAGTCGTTAATAGTAAAACGGACAGGAGTATTTACTTTCCGGTGGATAAAGACGGCCTGTTTGGTGTGTTCACAAACAACCCTAAGATCACAAGAGCGCAGATTGCGGCGGGTTATCGTGTGGTCATACCTGATAAGTTCGATAGAGATCTGTTTAACCCATCGCAGTATACACGGGACGGGCGTATTATCGAAGGATACTATATGCCCCGCAATCCAGAACCATCTACCGTAGGTAGTTTCGGTCGCGTATCGAACCCGAGGATTGATGAGAACGGCGAGCAGATACTCGACGAGAGATCGAACTTTGATAGCACACGCATTGAGTTGTTTGTGAATAACATGGTGAGTACGTCTGAGATTCAAGGGAATATGGGGGCTTACTTCGCCACCTCATTAAGAGAACTCAATAAAATTACCCGCAACCTCCTCGCGTCGAAAAGAAATAGTGATTCAAGATTCCCTTGGTCAGAGACTTACATCGACAACACGGTATCAGACCTTACCCGAGGGTTTGCTGCCGAGTTAAATGAATACCGCTTGGCTCAAAACGTAGTACGGAGAGCCTTTCAGTCTTTGGAATTTCAAGATACGATTAAGATCGGGAAAGAGTTAGTAACTAGATATATTGACGAAGAGGGCAACACGATAGAGTTTTCTGATCTCCCACAGGAAATCAGAGATGAAAGTATTGTGGATAAACTCAAGAAAACGGATCTTGTTAAGTTCGTAACTGAGATGATCCCAGATCGTGATGTTAATTCGATAGCTGCCGACATCAAAAAGATATACAAGAACATCAAGGGCGAAGATTCTAATTCGGTTATTATCCAATACGCCAAATTGCTTTATGCTAACGCCACTGTTGCAGGTGGTAGGTTCTACTCACTACCAGATCCGAATACGTATTTAAATCGTCCAGCTAATCTGACAGTTGTGGGGACCTCGGTCTTTAACACAGTAGCAAATAGGAATGCAAAAGCTGAACGAGCTAACCCCAACACCGAATATGTACCCTTAGATTACGTTACGCGAGATGGAGATGGGTTCTTCTTAGAGGAGATAATCGGAGCAGCGGGCGCGGACACAATCCAAGCGCTGCAAGATGAGATGGATCGGCGGAGACAGGAGAGCGGAGCAGATGCGGGAGTATATGATATGCTACTCACGGGTGAGTCGTATGCCAGCGCACTGGAATCGTCTGACCTTGTCTTTATGAACCGTTCAGCTTTGTTGGCGAGCGAACTATACCGCACTATCGCAGAGGACAAGACTGGCAAACTAGCCCAAGTCTTCAGGGATCTCGCGGTGCAGACCGGAGTAATCCCACAATATCAGGCAGACAACTTGTCTGATGCTGTGCTCGTCCAATCACTATCCGGCAGACTTAACACTGATTACGTCCTCCACGCCAATAAAGGGTACGCTCGCACTGTGCTATCCACATTGTCCGGAACGGATTTAGGTAAGCAGGCCGCTGGTATTCTAATCGCCCTTAGATGGCTACCACCTACAATGTCGCTTCCGTTGCGAGCACCAGCTGAACGGAAATCTGCAACACCTGCGGCGACAGCAACCACGCCACCGGATGAAGCCATCGCGGCAGGTAAAGCCTTACGCCAAGCAGAAGCAACAGATAGTGACACGATTGATTATGCCAGAAATTACCTAGAGGCATCTCAGGCAGCACTACCGTATCTGTTAAAGCTCGGCAGTGAGCGAAGGATAGCCCTCAACACAATCGAAGAAGCTCGCGCAGACATTTACGATTCGTTCCGTTTGCTGCGGACGCTTATTGGTCAGACAGACCCCGAAGACATAGGACCTGTCCAGACGAAAACCAAAAGGCAGATCGCCGAAGGTATTGAGATCGGTCGCGTCGGAGTTACAACCGAAAGCGTTGCTGCGTTCCAAGACAAAAATGTTAGTGGTATCGAAGCAGAAATCCAGAAACTACAGGATACACGCAAGAGAACTGAAGATCTTATAAATGGAATAGGCTCTGTTCGGGCGAGGATTCTGGAGATCACTGATGGTCTCGTTTTACGAGACGAGGCGAGCAAAGCCATTGAGGTGATACCAGCTCTACTAAAACAGGCAAAGTCTAATAAGGAAAGGACCGCGCTTAAAGCAGAACTGGCGGAGCTACAAAAGACTTACGAAGATATCTTCTATAGAGGCGACGAGACTCTCGCTGACTTGGATGCTTCGATAGTCACTAAACAAAAACAACTTGAAAAGGCTAAGGCTGTAAGAGAACTAAGTGGACCTACTCTAGTCAACAACCTAATTGAGAACATCGAAGCGGCCTACGCCCAAATAAATAACAATCGCGAGTTCTTGTCTGAGCTCTCTGAATCCGCTAGAGCTCGTATCCAAAGCGAAAGCCAACGGATTGAGCGCCTCCGTAAACTACCAGAGTGGCAACAATACGTTGAGATCATTGCTGGTTCGCCTACTATTTTACGCGGTAGAAAAGACATAGATGAGAAAGTGAGGCGTAAGATTGATGAGATTGAGAGTGACGCGACAAAACGTAAGACATTTGACGATGCCGTAAAGGCACGGGCAAAAGCACTCGATCAAGCGCTGATTAAAAACGGCTTCAACCTACCGAAGGCTGGTCTCATTACCCCATACGTTGATCCGATGGACTTCGTCGTTAGCAAGCCCCGATTCGAACCTTCTGAAGGTCAGACTACAGACCCGAATGTTCGTGGAGTTGGTCGCCCAAGTGGCAAAGTAGTCGCAACATTTAGCGAGCAGAATCTCTCAGCCGCTGAGCGCCAGCAGTCCACAGCGAAATCATTCTCCGAAGTAGTTGCACCGATAGTACGCTCAGGTGAACGCTTTAGACCCGCTCTACCACCCCTCCCAACCAAAGAGGTCGGCGGCAGAATCAAAGTACTCAGCAAGCCGAAAGAATACGATCCGAACGACAAGTTCTTCTCGCTGTCTCAGATCGACCCATCCCTCCGCGACGAAGCAAGGGTAGAGAACCTGCGCGTAGCTGGACAACTCGGTCTCGTATCCGGTGACCCGAACTCTGTTCTCGGAGCCCTCCGTAGAATCACGCAGACTGGCACACCGAGGCAACAACTGATTGCCGAACTGCTGCTGACTGCGCCGGACTTCATTAGGGACATCAACTTCGTTATGGTCGAAGTAGACTTGGGCTTTGCTGGTCTTTATGACAAGACGAGCAACTCAGTCTTAGTTAACCTAAACGAACACAACGGTCGTGGTTTAGTGGACGTGCTCCTGCACGAATACCTCCACGCACCGACAGCTAAGGTTCTACTTAACCCTAAGACTGAGTCCCAACGGAAGGCAGTGGCACGTATCGAAGCGATTCGTAACTTCGCCATCGCTAATGCGGCTAAACTCGGACTGGACACAGATCCAGTTGTAAGGCTCGGCTTGTCCAACAACGCTGAGTTCTTGACCTACGCCCTTACTGCACCGGAATTCCAGAACATCCTTGCTGGTCTTGCACCGCTTGACCAACGCTCGATCCTGCGCCGTCTCGTTGACGCTATCCTTAACGTCTTTGGTCTTGATCCTAAGAAGCACGAGGTTGCCGCTGATGCGATCCAAGAACTACTCGACTTCACCAAGATGTCCCTCGCCCATGCAGGTACGTTCAGCGTCGATAACAAATGGAGAGCGTTGGTTGGAACTGCTCGCAGCAAGAACGAACGCGCACAGGCTTACTCCAACCTTACCGCTGCTAATTTAATCAACGATGTGATTAGCCGCTACAACGAAGACGGTCCGACGCATCGCACCTGAAGGTATCAACATCGAGATCAACAACACTATGGTTGGTGCGATGGGCGCTAACCCAACCAAGCCTAACACAATACTCGTCAACGAGAATTTGGTAGCGACAATGGCAGCTGGTCTGTCGGCAGCTAATGCTAGGGCGGTAGTGCGCACGGCAGTGGACGAAGAGCTCGCCCACCTTGCATCATTCGCCGTATTCAAAACCGAAGACTTCGCCGCTATCGCAGCGGAGATCGGTCCTGATAGAGTGAACGAGATCCTCGACATGATCTACTCTAGCGCAGTTCCTGACGCCACTGAACGTGCGGCTCGCATTGCTGCTGATCGTGAGGCAGGCGTGACAGGAGACGTTGACGCTGCTGCTGAGTGGGTGCGTATGGAGATCACTCGTTTGGCTACTGGCCGCACGAGGGAAGCTGACATCGCGTTCTTCTACACGAACCCGTCACTGCTTGAGCGATTCCTCGAAGGACTCAGAGCGTTTATCAACAAACTCAAACAACAATTTAAGTCTGAGCCTACTGCTGGTACTGCCGCTCGCATCTCGCAAGCATCCCGTTCGTTCCGTAAACTACGTAACGGCGGCGCACTACCTACGCCGGAGCCGTCCGCAGCTAATGAGTACGGCGACTCCACCGCCTTCATCAACGCCATCAACGGCGACATCGCTGAAGGACAGGAAGACCGCACATACTTCATGCTCCCTGTATCCGGTACCGGTAACAGTAAGGCTGCCGTAAGCGGATTCTGGAAGACGGTACAGGATAAGATGTACAACCTGCCAATGGAGCTCCGGAAGTATTTGAGTCTGAGAGATGGCACTATCTCACAAGTTGAGTATACGATTCAGGACTTCGACCGCCGCTTTCCGAAGATGCGTGACGAGGCTCTTGCTAGGGGCGCGAGCATCGAGGACATCGGCATGATCCTCGGAACTACTGCTCCGGTTGTACAAGGTGAAGCACGCAAAGAAATCCAAAGGAAGGTTCGCGAGTTCAAGACGAATAACGCAACTGATCCAGATCTTGAGCGTAAGGCCGACGACTACGAGGCTAAGTTGACACAGCCAGAAGCTGACAAGTTCTTTGCGGCGTTCCGTAAACAACAGAAGGCAATGGAGGATAAACTCAAGAGCGCTGGCTTTGGAGACCTCGTTGACTACCTCGTTGAGTTCAGGGGCGAGATCAATAAATACAAGGCGGTCATCAACTTCGACGAGTCCAACGACGTATACCTCACTAGAACATTCAGGTTCTTCGGATCGGAAGGTTGGGCCAGCTTCGCTAAGACGGGCGGTGTTGCAATGCTCGACGGCAAAGAGGTAGACTTCAACAAGCTCCGTGCCGCTGCCGCTAAACACTTTGAGTGGGAGGTAAACAACGAGGCGAAGCAGACTGGTCAAACCTTTACTGCGGAACAACACGATAAGAAACTGGTTGAGTATCTCGATAAGTATCTTGAGAACCTCGAACTCCAAGCCGCCGACGCCAAAGAGTTAGGTGCAATGAACACTATCCGCAAGGATGTGAACCGCCTACTAAACAAGAAGGACTTCGACGAACCTTTGCGTATGTTGTTGGGCGAAGTCACTGACCCGTTTGAGAACGCAGTCCGCACCGTGTATAACGTCGGCAGGTTCGCAGCCAACGAGAGATTCCTACGCGACTTCGCAAGTCAGGCAATCGCAATCGGAGTAGCCAGCCGGACACGCAAGCCGGACATGGAGCTCCTCTTCCCACCGACTCAATCGGCACAGCTCGGAGACCTTGCTGGCTTGTATGTGAGGAATGACATTGCCGCTACCATCCGCGAGGAGTTAGGCATGAACGGAATGAAGCAACAGTCCAAGGCGATGGAGCAAATCAATATGTTCGGTCGCTTCATAGCTAAGTTCTCCGGTCTTTCGATCACCGCAAAGACATTGGGCTCCGTTGGTTTCTATCCTCGTAACGTATTGGGCGGCATTGCCCTGACTACATCACAAGGCATCGTTAATCCGGTCTACCTGAAGGAGGCGTTTCGCCTGTCGATCATCGCTAACATGTCCCTCAACGGTAGGATTAAGGCGGAGTCGGAGGAGTCCCGTAATCTGATGCGTAGACTTGTTGAATTGCAGGTGCTGAAGGATGATACTCAGGGTCGTATCGCAATGGACATGCTTAACGGCTTTGTCAACTCTACGGATCAGCAACTCGAAGAGCTGCTTAACGATATCGTCGAGGCACAAGGCAGTGGCAACATCGAGAAGATCATCAAGAAGTTCAAACTCAAAGGGACATGGGAAGCCACGAAACAAGCTGGCGGTTCTACTGTTGAGTTCCTTGCATCACTCAACAACGTAATCGACAGCGCGTTTAAACTTAACGCCTACTTCCACGAGTTGAGTGTGCTGAAGGAAGCCTACGGTGACACGGAATCCGAAGCCAAACTAGAAGTGGACGCCGCACGCAAAGTTAAGCTGACGTTCCCAACGCACTCGGATCAACTCAGTCTTGCGAAGGCGTTTAACAAATCGCCGTTCTCGATGGTCGCCCTTCCGTTCGTCCGGTGGAAGACCGAGGTGTTCCGCACGATGTTCAACACCGTCCCGCTTGCTGTTGAAGAAATCAAATCAGGCAACCCGACCATGCGTAGTCGCGGCATCAAACGCCTGATTGGTTTCGTCACCACTATGACAGGCGGCGGTGCTGCCTACGGTGCAATATTCGCCACACTGTTTAGTCTCCTGACTGATGACGAAGAAGACGAGCGCGATGGCGTGCGTAAGCTCACCGACGAAGAGCTCGACGCGCTTCGTCAAGGTCTACCGAAATGGCAGCGCAACCACGGTATCTTCGCACAGATGCTGCAAGACGGTAGCGTACAGGTCATCGACATGTCCAACATCCTACCACATAGCCAGCTTACTGACTTAGTTGGTCTGGCCTCTCGTGGTAACCTCAAGGGTATGGCCGACTACATCACCTCCGAGATGATTGGAACTCAGATCGCTGCCAGCACTGTGTTCGAACTCGCACAGAACCGCGATGACTTTGACCAACCTATCTGGTTGGACACTGACGGCGCGGTCGGTGCCTTCGGTAAGTCTCTAGTGCATTTGGCTAAGGGTACGGTAGTGCCGTCCGCAGTTGACAAAGTGATGAAGATTGGTAGATACGGCGAGCAAAACGCCAAGGAGATGATCGTCGGTGAGCTCACAGGTGTGAGACCGATAATCCACAAGGTAACCGATATCGAGTACCGTGGCATGCGGAACTTGAAAGAGTCGGCTGATGCCGTGGTGTCACTCCTCTATCCGTTGTCTTCTGGCAAAGCTCTCGATCCGAGTAAGGTCGAGGGGGTTATGGAAGAACACCAATCGGCGTCCAACAAGAACCAACAGAAGCTGCACGACTTCCTCATGGGCATGCAGTCCATTGGTTCTACGGAGGCGTCGCTCGCGGCTACTGCACAACAGATGAAGTTCAGTAAGCAACGCTTCGGTGCTGCCCTTGCAGGAGAGAACATCCCTTGGGGGCCGAACGAACAGTGGTTCCGTAAGATGTATGATAACAAGGTACGGGTCGGTGAACAGAACCCTGATGAGATCGCCAGCGAAATCAACAGGGTCATGTCTAAGAAAGCCGATGGCTACAACACTAATTTCCTTGAGTAAGCACTACGTACAACTGCCAGAAGAAGCACACTACAGCCCATAGGAACCATCCACCTAAGAAGAGGAAGCAGATTACTTGCATACTTGCCTCCCTTCCTTAGCGGCTTGGGTTGCGAGCAACCCTTTCTTCATGGCTTTCAGTTCTTTGGTAGTGCGTTCATGGAACCAACGCAGTAGCTGGCTCTTCTCTGCGAACTCAAGGTGTGAGGACGTCTCTCTTTTTTTGTCTATTACTTTCATACGATTACAGTTTGAGTTTGGTTCCGAAGTTAGCTAACCGGACACGCCATAGCTTGTCGCCCCTGCCGACCTGCTTGTGCTCGACTATCAGGTGACCGTTGTCGATACTGATCTCAGGCTGGCACACGCAGCTGAGGGAGACAACGTGCTCGTGTCCTGTATCCTTATTCGGTATGCTGTGTATCTGACTATTCTTGTGGTGTTTGTTTGTTATCTTCATATGTTTTTATTGTAGAGCTGAGTCGATGAACGCTTCGATTTCATCTTCGATGAAGCCGACCGTAACGTGCGGTTCGTCATTACTGACTTGACACGCGCTTATGACGGAAGCCACGAATGCTGTGGCGATCCTAGCCAGATGTAGCGTGCTACACCGAAGGGAGATGCCGTTGATGTATGCTGTTACGATAACTGTATCGCGCACAACAGAGGATTCGATCGTGAGAATCCCACTACCGACGTCGATTTGTAATTTACTATCTTTCATATTTAGTTTGTTTGTTTGGTTGGTGTTTAGATTGAACGGAACTTGTCGATGTGCATTAGTGCCTCACCGAGCAGTCCCTTCGGTGCCCCGTATGTATCGAACAGACACATCAGTCTGTCACGCTTTTCTTTTTCCTGTCGCCGGATACAGGATACAAGGTTGAGTAGCATGTCGTCGCCTACCGCAGCGCTGCCGAACTGCCACTTGTATAGTGGGGAGTCGTTAGCGAGGGTCGCACATAGTGACGGTATGCAGTCAGCCATCAGTATTAACTTACTTGTCTCGTCGTCCAGTGGCTCCGGCGTAAGTGGCGCACCGAACATCGCACTCGTATGGTAGAGCCCTTCCGTTACATCATAGTAACTTAATTCCGTATGACCTATGAACCCGCCAACTAGCGGCGAGTATGCGGCGATAACATATGGGTCTCCTACCCTACACACTACCTTCACCTTATATCCTGTGGCAACATACGCATAGGATTGAGTGTCATACTCTACGCACCTGAATGGTATCTCTGACAGCATGATCTCCGTATGGTTGCGGCGTAGGATGTTGTGATACCACTCGTACATTTTACCTTCGACCTGCTTCTCCGGCCTCTGGTATTTCTTTCTGAACTCTACTTTAGTCATTCTCATATTTCTTATTTAGTTTTGTTTGTTTTATTTTGTTATACATCAGTGATCTCGATAACCTCTCCTGCTTTAAATGCGTTGGTAGCAGCGCCAGTTGACAGCCAGAGCAAAGGAAAGTCCACGTAGGTGATCTCGCTGAGGTCACTGGAGTAGCCGTCAGTCAGGTAGACCATGACATCCACATCCTGTACGTGCTCCGCTACCCAGTCGAAGGCTGGCTTGAACTTCGTACCGCCGCCGCCCTTCAGCGAGGCTGGCACGGTGTCGCCTGCTTCAAGAGACACGGCATCGGCAACCACATGGGAGACGGATAGTAGGTGAACCCTCTCCGGCTTGAGGTCGTCGAGTACCGATTGCGCTTCACTGAGGAAGCGGTCATAGGTGCGCTGTCCGATCGAACCAGAGGTGTCGAGCACGAGCACGATCTCTCCGGCATTGCGGGTGCGACGTCCAGCTGCAACGAGTCCAGTCGTCTGGAAGATCGCGTTGTTGAACGGCGAGTCCCATCCATTGCGTGATCTCTTAGACAACCATTCGCGTAGTAGATCAGGCCAGCTCAACGAGGAGCTGGTGCGCTGTCCTTGTAGGCGGCTGGCAGTTGTGCCGCTGTCGCTCTGCTGACGTCGATCTATTTCATCGGCGATGAAGATCGAGTCGTTCGCTTCTTCGAGTCGGTCGATGGTTTGCTGTTGCGACTCTCCGTCTTCTGGTTCCGGCTCGAACGTATCCGGTGCGCCAGTGCCGACAAAGTCTGAGAGATCATCTCCGCTATCGCTGACATCAGAATCGGTATCACTACCACCACTACCAGAAGCATCGTCACCATCATCGTCTTGGCTGCTGTCTTGATCGTCGCTCTCCCCCTCTTGAGGAGTCTCGCCGTCGTCCGACGTATCATCATCGGCATCATCACCATCATCGGCATCATCGTTAGTATCATTGTCTTGTTGTGGTTTGGGGGTGGTCTGGTCTTGTTGTATTGGTTTACTAAGTATTCTGTATAGCTGCTCGGCTGAGTTGTTACCGGACAGCTCCTCGTCAAGCAGCACGCCACCAATGAAGGGGAATACCTCCTTGCCTATCTCACGATTGCGGTTGGCGATCATCGCGTTGATGACGTAGTCCGCTGCGATGTTTGCAGTTGTGTGGTTGCCTAACTTGGCGAGCCGCCAGCCGTGACCGAGCAGGGCATGCAACGCCTCATGCACTAGCAGGAATGCGATGAGTCCTGCCCCGTTGGGTTGGCGGGATAGCTTGTCGATGCCGTTGCGATTGAGGAGTAGCGTCGAGCCGTCCGTTGCACCGTAAGGCACAGCGTCCGACCACTGCCACTTCATGGACATCAGCTTGCTGTGGGTGAGGAACCAATACCTACTCGTTGTCCGCATGGCTACGGACAGAGGGTGGTTGGTGTCGAACTGTGTGGGGTCTATTGTATTTGTTGTCATTGTATTTTTATTTGTGTTGTAGGTTAGAGTCCCAATGCGGCGAGCGTCTCGTCAGCCTTGACCGATGCAGCCTCCGCTTTCTTGGCGATGCGGACACGCTCGTCTTGCGTCAGACTCCCATCAGGTATGCGGGCGGCATCTGCTACGGCAAGCACTACCTCTTCAATCTCTGGCAGCTCTAGGAAGTTCAGCTTCTGCACACGCCGTGCTTCGTCGCGCAGCTTGTCGAACTGCGAGAGGTGTAAGCGATCGGCGTTGCGTAAGCGGTTGGAGAACTCTGCGATGACTGCCTTGAGGTCGTTGATCGGACCAGCACCTGCTCGCTACTTCTGTGGCAGTAGGGATCTGCACCTCGGTGGCGAACGAACCGAGTCGCGTGTTCAATGCAGCGAGTAGGTCAGGGTATGTTGCGAGGATGTCCTCACGGATTGTATCGAGCTCAGCTTGTGCATCGTCAAAGATGTTCTGAACTTCAGTCACATCCTTGATACGTAGGTAGATACCTCCGGTCGGACAGAGCGAACCGCAACGGCGTATGGTTACGCCTGTCTGTTGTTGTAGGCTAATGGCACGACCGACTGCTGTGCCTCGTGCCGTGAGGATCGTGTTGTATACACGAGCCGCATTGCGGTCAGCTCCGGCGGCGGACACCGCCCTTGCTGATGCGCTACGGTTGAGCGCGTTGGTTGCTGGTGCTGTTGTGCTGAAGTGGCACAGCACGATGGATTGGAACGTCTTGAGTTGCATTGTGTTATTGTTTTGTGGTATCATCTTATTTTATTTCTATTGTTTGTTGTTTGTTTACGCGAGAATGAGGTCACGGCTTTTCGGATGCTCGTCGAGCGGGATGCCACGACGGGTGGCGGAGCGGGCACCGAACTCACGGATGTCGCCACGGCAACGCAGCAGGAGGGACACGAGCCAGTCGAACCCGCCACTGTGCACGGCGATGGCGATGTCCTTAACCCCACGGGTAGCGGTGGCAAGGCAAGCTGAGACAAGGGCGAACTGCACCGCAGGATCTTCCGGCACGACGAAGTTATCAGGATCAGCCTTGAGGGTGGCGATGTCCGGTAGCTTGTCCACATGCTGGAGGAAGGCGAAGTAGGTGCTGGCTGCACGATCCCCGACACTACCGCGAACGAACTTGCGGAACGCTTCTGGCTTGGTATCACGGAACGGATGTGCCAACGCCACTGCTTCCCATGTGCGGGGGCACGGATGGGGCACGCCGTCATAGGGCATGGTAACCGGAGGGTTGAAGTGATCGAGCCCGTCACCGCTTGTTGTGCCGAAGCGCAGGAACGCTGGCACATGAGACCCGCTCGACGCTAGTCTCGGCTGGCTGTCAAACCAGTCAAGCCAGTCAGCAACGTTAGGCTCAAGTGTTACCTTGACGCAACGCTCGGTGAACGGGGCGTCTTCTACAGCGGAGCGCGTGCCGTCCTGTCTGCGGTTAGAAGCACAGACCACGAAGACATTCGAGCCTAGCTTATGCGGGCCAACCTTCCGGTCACCGGATGCAGGGTACAGGGAACGGAGGAGGGCACGGACAGCAGGATCGTAGTCGTTGCACTCGTCGAGGAAGAGGAGTGTTGGCTCGTCGCCGACTCGTGCTTGAGTTGGCCAGATGTCAGGAGCATAGAACGACATGTCGTCGCCGTTGGGTTTGCCGTAGCCAATCACCTCTTGAGGGCCTTGCCCGTTGAGGTTGACCTCCCACACCTTGCGACCCATCTGCGGGGCGAGGACTTTGGTGACGATGCTGGTCTTGCCAGCGCCACCACTACCTACGATGAAGAGGAAGCGGTCGGTCGTGACCACCATCTCCGCGAGGTCGAGGAGTTCGGAAGGCTTGACAGGGTTGATGGAGTTACTTGTGTTGGTTGTCATACTATTTATTTGTTTTCTTTTTTTTTTTATTATGTTGCCGACCATTTATGCTGTCGCAGTCGGCGTTGCGATCGTGTTGTAATTCAGTTTCCTGAAAGGGTCAATAAGGAATCTCAATTATTTTCCTCAGTATACAGTTTGGTTAACCGGATTGCGGAGGCTATCAAGAAGTCGTCTTCTGGATGAGGTAGTTCGGGTAGCGTCATGCCGTCGGGGGAGATCGGGTGGACGCGAACCGTATCGACATCCATTGAGTAGGTGTCACCTGATTCGGTGATCTCTCCTTGGATTAGAAACGGCATTCCGTTTGGCATGATTTCTCTTACAATATTTATAGTGGTGTTGGTTGGTATGTCGCAACAGCACGAATCCCATCCACATTTTTTACATTGCCCACTCATAATGTCTTATAGGTTAGTCGTTTAGTTTGGTTAGTGTGTAGGTTATCGGTCATCGCTCCCTCCTTCCCACTTACCGATGGTGCGGAGATATGCTTCGGAGCGTTGGGCTGCGGTAGCGTGCCAATCGCCACAAATAAATCTCTCGTTTTTAGCAGAGCCTTCCGAATTGACTAGGTAACGCAGTTCCCTTGCGTAGTTTAGAAGTGTGAGGGTGTCATTGAGCATGGTCTTCTCCACTTCGTGCATTGCGTTCAAGTCATTTAGATAATCTGGCAAATCGGTGACAAACGTGTAATTAGATGGAGCATGGTCGCCATCATGTAGATGGATGCCAACACTCTCTGCAATCGCGATTCGTTGTGCTTCAGGACTCATCGCTCCCTCCTTTCGGTCTTTGGCTTATCCATAGGTCAGCAAATTGCCAAGCAGCTGCAATCTCATCATTTGCTACTTTTCGCTTTCCTTCTAGAAATGCCATTGCGTTT